GCTTTATCTTGCGTCCATTGGAAGATTATGGCGGCCAGGTACCGCGTCGACCAGGATGACGACACCTAGGCGCACGACAACGGCCCCCCGTGTCCTTGTGAGACCGAAGAGGGGCCGTTGTCGTGCGCCGTACCTATCAGGGAGAAGCAAGCTCAACGGCCTACTCGAACCAGGACGCTACAGCACCGCGACATGACGTCGCCAGGGGGCCGTTGTGATGCCCAGGCGGTTGTCACGGCGCTTTCTCGTCCCACTTCCGGTAGTCCACCACGAGTACGAACTCGTCCAGCGGCACGTGAAGATCCGTCAACATCTGCGCCAACCGGACGGCGGCCACCCGCATATCCACGTCCCGATGCGCACCGGCATACGGCCACGGTGGCGGAACCCTGCGGTTCGCGGTTCCCCCGTCAAAGGAACCGCATTCACGTGTGTGATTCAGGCGCCCTAGCCGATCCACAATCTTGACAGGGATATCGTCAGGATCGATAGCTGACATGATCACTTGTTCCTCGTATAGACGCCACCACTAGGCAGGTAGAGAAGTGCTGACACCAGGTCGGCCATCCCTAGCGCGCCCCACAGCTCGGCCGGTACCGGGTGCCTTGACGCGAGCGCACACACCACGTGACCCGAACACGAGTAGATGCCGTAACAGGACACCAGGAAACCCAGCACTCGGAACGCGACCAGGCGCCATCCGTAGGGACGCGGGCTAATCCTCCTCATCACGTACCCCTGGCCATATGCCGAGCAACCGATTCACTGATACGCCGTAGGCGCGTGCCAGGTATACCAATTCGATCGCACCGACGACACGGCGGCCTCGTTCGATATCTGAGATACCGGTACGGTGAATACCGGTCTCGGTGGCGGCGGCCCCTTGGGACATGCCCGCTCGTTCACGGGCCCGCGTCAGCCGATAAGCCAACGCGAGAGCTTCGCTACTGTTCGCCGATAGCCTTTGCACCGAACTGACTCGTTTCGTTCACCGGGGGATGGCGCGTGGCCCCCACGCATGGGGGTACATGAGGGCCACGCGACGCCAGCATTGCATAGCGCGTCCGGTGCTGCACTGAAGAACCCCTACCCCCGATAGGGTGGTTTCCTGTCCCTGTAACGGGAAATGCGCCTATCGCGTGTGGACGTCAGCCGCCAGTCGCCTGGCCAATGCCACCACCTGCGGCGGCACGTCCGCGTCACCATCATTCCGCGCGTTGCCGAACACAACCACGGTCCCCACGAGTTCGTCATCCGGAATGAACCGGTGGAACTGTGCCGCGAGACGAGTCGCTACCGCGTTGTTCGGCAACCCCATCTGATGGCCATCCTCATTGAAATAGATGTGCCACCCGGGGCCCGTCACGATCGTGAAATAGCCACCCACCAGGTCATGTATCACAGTGGCCCGGGTCCATGCATCGCTGATGACACTCCGCACGTCGATGGTTCCATCGGGCTCAATGATCAGAGCTTGTGTCACTGGGCCACCACCGCACCGGAAGGGGGCACCGGGTCCGGTGACGGTTCCTGGTCCCCGCCGTCATCCCAGTGGCATTGCGGACACCACGGCTGTAGAGGTCGATGCACCGACATGACATACGCTTCTACGAATCCAGTAACAAAGAACAGATCCAATGGCAGGTTCGACAGCGGGCCCAGTCGCCCTACCTTCAATAGGAAATAGAAAAGCCCCAAGTATGTCACAATGATCAACGCGTATATCAAACTGTAACGCCTGCTATACATGCGATGTGCCCACTGTAGTATCGCTGCCCTATCCCTGGCCTTTTCTGGACCATTCAAGGGGGTGGCAATGGCGCACAGCGGGCACAGCGTGAGACCGTGATAGCGCCTGGTCCAGAGTAGTAGGAATACGCCAGTCAGCGTTACGAATGCGATGATCCGTAGAACGATAACCGGAAATACGTCCGACAGAATAGAAGCTACCGCCGCACTGGCGTAGATCCATACCGCTTGATGTGCCACCCACAGGATGAATCGACTACGCGCGCCCTCGGCGGGCAGGGAGACCGGCATCCGCAACGCTCCATTTCCGGAATCGATCAGTTCTCTTTATCGGGGCGTGGGGTGTCCGGCACGATAGCATTGGCCACGGGCACGATACGAGTCATGACGAGCCCCCGGTGTACGCGGCATGGGCAGCCCGGCCGGCAGCGTTGATGCGCACCCGTTCATAACACCAGTCCGTGTCCACCTTGCCATGGTCCACAGTGCAGGGGTTCACGCCGTCCGTCTCCCAACACTCACACGTGCCGATGTAGTCCAGCAGCCCCTTGGTGACCAGGGCCGCCAGGCTGCGCACATCGATACCCGGCTGTTTGATGTATCCGTTCACCTCGCCACCCTTCGCCACCAGCGTGGTCAACGTTTTGCGCTGGGCTGCTGACAGCTCGGGCACCGTGGCAGTGGCGGCCACCGTGGCGGCTGCGGCCACCTGTGTACGTCGCTGACGGACTGGTGCCGACTGGTCCGGCGCGGCGATCGGGGCCAGTGGTAGGCGCGCCTCCTCCGCGAGCTGGGCGGCCACCGTGTACGCACGGGCATACCGGCCCATCGTTTCCCATGGGCTCGTCACCACGCCCAGGCCGCACGTCGGCGTCGTTACCGCGCACGGATGAGTGAGCACCATGATCGCTACCACGTGATTTGTCACGACCACATCACCGTCACTCAACCAATCCCGCTGGTGATGGGTCGCCTGCCAGTCCTGTGTCACCTGCCAGGTATCGGCCCTGTCCTCGACCTCGAATCGGTGCACGCGCACATCGTCCATCGTGGATAGTGCGTGAGTCATGGGATGTTCTCCGTTTCTGGAGTTTCGTCAAGGCCAATCGCTCGCCGAGTTTCACGGCTGAGAATCTGGTCTACCGTCAGCCAACCGTCATCGTCGCTGGCGGGTGTTTCCGTGTCTGCGCCCTCCCAAAAAGTATCCAGGGGGGCGTTCGTGGCTCGCGCACGCGTCATGATGTCCCGGACCTGTGCCAGCGTCGCGTGATCGCACACGTCCGCCCACCGAAGAATCCACGGGTACGCGTCTGCACGCATCCCCTCGAATCGGCATCCCTCCCCGTGGCCCGCGTCGCGCACAGTCGATTCCGGACAACCGCACGCCAGGATCGTTGTTTCTGTCATGATTTCTTCCTAGTCGGGTGAGATCGTGCTGTTGGCTGCCTCACGAGCCGTGTCCGCCTCTAGGTAGGTGTCATGGTCGGATAGGAACGGTACCGGTTCTTGGGTATCCTTGCGTGAAAACCAATCCGTGTACGTGACGACGTGGTATTTGCCGGTAGGGTTCGGCAGGCAATTCGGGAAAAGTACCATGTACTTTTCTACCCCCGTGTACCGCTCACCGGTATCCGTGTTCTCTGCCCACAGCGCGCTCGTCCAGTCGTTATCGATACACCCTTTCATTGTCGCCCTATCCAGGTTGACGAAGAGCGGTTGTCGTTGATCGCCCCACACGGTCCACGTGCCCGCTGACGTCGTTCCCTCTGACATTGTCGTCTCCTAACCCTGGTGCCGTTTCGCGCGCGGCTGGCCCGGTGCTCCCCGGCCCGGCATCGCGTCCAGCGCGGCGCGGACCGCATCGGTCGGATACAGGTTCATCCCCGTGCGACCAGGCTGCCGGCCGACCGCACCGATACCCGCTCGGTGCAGCCAGCCGGCAGCCTGCCGCAAGATCATGCGTCTGTCGTCGCTTGTGTAACCCACCAGCACCGCCACGTCCCATGTCGTCATCGTGTTCGGGTGCTGGTCCGGCTCACCGTCGACCATCGTTCGGCCCCCTGGTCCTGTGTAGGCACATGGGGCCGGATGCTACTGCGCCGGGTCGGGCGGCACCGGTTCAAGGCTGGCACCGTGGCTACGGGCCCGCTCGCGTAGCTGCCGCTCGGCGTCGGTCAGGTCCGTCAGGTAGGTGGCACTGGTGAACCAGTCGGCCCCGAGGTAACTGGCGGCCATCCAGATCACGTAACGCGGGGACGTTGCCGGTCCCTGGTCGCACAGCACCATGAACCGGTTCGGAACCATGTCCTTCCGGTCCGGCAATAGGATCGCTTCAATGACCATCAGGCCATTGATCGTGGTGGGCTGGGTGACCGTGACCGGTGGGTCCGCCGCGCGCCACGATGCCCGTACCTCCGCGTGGATCACCCGGTCCGATCTCACACCCTCGGTGAGTTCACCGTCCACCCAGACGTCCATCGTGTCGTCGATTTCCTGCACCGTGCCGGCACGCCGGGTGTCGTGGTGCGTGAAGGTCACCCGCATTTCCTGATGGGGACCGGTGCCGATCCACATGGCGCGCAGTGTCGCGGCCGTGTAACCACTCATGATCGTTTTCCTGTTCGTCTGGCTCTGGGCCGCGTCGGCCCGCCCCCCTAGCTTGATGAACAGTTCAGCGAATTACGCCCAGATGTGACCGGGCTCACACCCAAGAATGCCGGATGCCCGGTCCCGCGACACGAGTCCGACCGGGCGACAGTCGCGGACATCAGTGGCAGGACGGCCACCCGTGAACGGGCATTAGGGGGCGTCGCGTCGCGCGTCCGACTCGGCAGCGGCGGCACCGTCCGGCGGGGATGTCACGTCACCCTGATCAGCCTGCGCCATCAACACCACATCAACTAACCGCTGCCAACACCCCGCCGACACCGTGGACGGGTCAAAGGTGGTATGCCCGGACAGGTATCGGCTTGCTTGCTGCTGGCTGACGCCGATCGTGTCGGCAAGTGCTTGCTGTGCCGCTGGGGTCTGTCTGCGGTAATAGTCATAGGCGATCCGGACCAGACTCGCGGGGTCACCGAGGAGGCGCGCGTCGTCAATGGACGGTGGCGGGTCGTAGGACGCCGAGCCGATCACGACAAGCCACATGCCGCCCGGTGCGCCGTACACGAATCGCTGCCACTCACTTCCTGCCTGGTCCACCGCCAACCCCCCACGCTCGCCGTGACAATGCCGTGCCGACCTGGGCGAGATGGCCTCATGACACCCGGATGCCGGGCTCGTGTCCACCTGTTGCCAGCCGCACGGTACGCACAGTAGCGCAGCGGATTAATCGTGCCGTGGATCTTCCCCCGATCGTGGGTATCGTCTGCTACTGCTCACGTACCGTTGTCAGGTGATAGGCGTGACCATCTCGCCGGACGGCCCAAAGATGCAGTGATAGCGCCGAGCACCTCGTCATAGGGCACATCCAACCCTGCCGCAAGGGCCTCGATCGTCTCGGGTTTCGGATATTCCCGCATCGGTGCGGCTACCAATCGCTCAACCGTTTGTTGATACAACTGGAATCCGCGCATCGCTGCCCGGCGGCAGAGTTCCCTTTGACCTATTCCGGATCGGCCGAACAGGTCGGCAAAGGTAGGTGACGGAATTCGGGTGGCGGTGTCGGTGACAGTCATCCCTGGTTACTCCCTCGGCACTCACTGACCACTCACGACGCGGGTACTCATGGCATGAGTATGCCACTACGTGTGATTACCGCATGACACATCACCACACCGTGTGTTAAACGGCACTTGACGTGCGACGATGCCCGACCTAGCGTCAGCATCACGTGACCCGCGCTGGTGATCCAGGGACGATCGAACCTCCCAACGATCACAGCGCGTGACCATGGGACGCCCCACATGGCCGTGTATGTCCGCGCACGAGACGTGACCGCCTTGCGTGAACGGGTGGCCACCACCCATGTCAGCCAAGCGACCCTCGCCCGCGAGGCGAAAACGAGCCCCGCTCGCATATCCCAGATTCTTTCTGGGCGCGCACACACCATTACCGTCACCACGGCGGCGGCCATTGAGCGCGCCCTCGGCGTGTCGACCGGCACGTATTTCGTGGTCACCGAATCGCCCGACCTCGTGCGCGCCTACAGCACACCTGCCGCCTAACAGAACACCCATTCGCCCGGTTCCCGCGTGCCCACTCACGTGGCGTACCGCCATGCCCGAAAGCGATGCACACATGATCGAGACCAGCGCCCGACATGCTCGGCGCACCACTACACCCGTGTCCGAGTGGCCACTGTGGGCGGCCTGGCGGCTGTGCGCGCCCCTGGCACTCGTGGTCACGCTGCTGGCGCCCGTCGCTGCCACCGTGGCCCGGCGCCCCGGCGCCCCCTACCTCACGACCGTGACCGCTGTCGTGGTGTTGGCCGTCCTGTCCGGACTGATCGGCCGCTGAACCATGCCACTGATCATTCATCGGTGCCGTGCCTGCACCCACCCTGACTACACCCACCTGGCCAACGGTGAATGCTCGTGGGGCCACTGCCGCGCGGGTCGTCACAAATTGGACCCGGGGCCCTCCGAATATCTCGCCACATACCACAGCTACGGAACCGTGACCACCCGAGTCGCGATACCTGGTGAGCCCTATCAGGGGTTCGGCCTGCTCCCCGTGACCACCTGTGGCTGTGACGAATGCTGGACGCTGTACCGCTCACTGCACCGGACCGCGTCATGAATGGGCCCATCGAACCGTCCGCCGACATGCGCGCCATGGCGAAAGCGATGCGTCACATCTACCTCGCGTTGATCATGGAGGGTTTCACCGAGTCCGAGTCGATCAAGATCATCGGGCTGATGTTGGCCGCCGGCCAGGGAACCGCATCATGACCACCACCCGACTCGATCAGCTCATTCAACACATCGAACACGTACACCCAGGGTTCACCGTGCGCCGCTACGCCTACAGCCCGGACGATGTGCTGTCCACAGTGGAACCCTGCGAGCGTTGCGGTACACCCGTTGTCGCGTTGCGGGACACCGACGGCACCCGCGATTGGTACCACGTCGGTGACCTGCGCTACGAACACCAGACCGGTGTCATGTACCCGCGCGCCTGGGTACGGATGTGGCCACACGCGGCCGTGGAATGCCACCGACGCCGAGCACGGCGGGCGCCATGACCTCGCAACCCGTGCTCTACCACTGGACGTGTTGGCACAGTGGTGCGGACATCGCCCGAGTCCGGCACGTCACCGCCCACCGACACCCCCTCATGCCGAGGCGGCCTGCCCTGGTGTGGCTCACCGACCTGGCCACCGCCGACACCCACGAACTTGGCCTCACCGCGCACTGGATCTGGTGTGACCGCACCACAGTCCGGGTGGACGTGCTTCCCGCACCCGGGGTGACGCCCTGGGTCGCCTGGGCCGCTGCGCACGACGTGCCCCGCTACACGCGGGAACTCATCGACGGTGACGGGGCACTGCCCGGCCGCTGGTGGGTGTCCGCAACCTCGCTCCCCGTCATCACCGTCCACAAGAAACAGGACACACCGACATGCCTGATCCGATCATGACCGACGACGACACCCCTACCGCCACCGAACTATCCACCGAGCTGGCCGGCTGGCTCGCCGCATGGCACCGGGCACGCGAAAAAGTGCGGCACTGGCAAGCCGCCGCCGACACCGCGCAACAACACCTCACCGCCGCACTCGACACAGCCGGGGTCGCCGTGGGCACCGTGCGCGGGCGGACCGCTGTGCGCTGGACCCGGGTGGAATCACGCCGCGTCGACGGGGCCCGGTTGCGGGCCGAACACCCCGACCTGGCCGCGCGGTACTCCACCACCGTCGTATCCCACCGGTTCACCGCGCCCTACATCCCCCCGGTCAGTGGTGACGCGTGATGCTGCACTCAGGAACACCATGCCCGTGGTGCGGGCGAGTCATCATCCTGTCCCGTAGCGGTGTCCTACCGCGACACAAGGCTGTCACCGGCACGCACCCCATCGTCACGGACTACGTGATACGGGAATGGTGTGCCGGTGGCGGTGAACTGCCCTTCGCACTGACCGGTGACCAGCGTCGTTACCTGCGTGCCCAGTGGCGGGACGAAGGCGGCCAGTTGATCGGGGACGACGACTCGTGAGCGCCTTCGGTATCTACGGCGAACCGCCCACCGGGTCCATTGTGGTCGACCGTGACGGCGACCGGTGGGAACGGCGCATCATCGACTACGGCACCCGAGCGCATCCGGAATGGGCCAGTGATAGTGGCTGGTATCCCGTCTCCGAGTACACCGGGCCACCCGCGTTCACCCCGCCATTGTCGTTCGGGCGACTCGTGATGTTGTGCGGCCCCGTTGACCTCGTCCACACCGGATCGGGGGAAATGTCGTGACCACCCCGGATATCGTTGAACCGCCGATTGGGTCCGTGGTGCTCGACTGTGACGGCGTGGCCTGGCAACACCTACCCCTGGGCTACTACGACGGGAAACGGCCGGACGGGGCACCCGACAGTGGTTGGTACTCCATCTGGCAGCCGCACGACGGGAAACGCCACCCGCTGCCGTTCTGGCGACTCCTCATGCTGGACGGGCCCGTCATTCTCGTCCACACCGGACACGTGGCCGAATCATGACCACAACCGGTATTCCGTGGCCTGCCGTGGCGTTCTGCGATTGCGGCGGGGTGCTGACGGTGCAACTTCGTGATCGGCTTGGCGCCGAGATGGACTGCCCGGTGTGCCGCGCGTATCACGTTGCGTGGTTCACCGCCGAGGAAACCGAGCGGCTGGACAACTATTGGCTATCCACGCGGGGGGCCGAATCGTGAAAGTCACCGTCACGACTCCCCGAATCAGTTACCGCCGAATCGGATGGATGCACGCCGATAGTGATGGGGGGCCAGTGCTGCGCAAGAACTCATCATGGCGCACGGTCAACGGTTTCTATATCACCGTGGGTCAACGTCGACTGTGGATAGAGTTGCGGCGACGCGGGTTCGGTGTCCGATGAACCTGACCACGCTCGCGCCGCGCACATCCACCGCCAGCGGCCACCCGCTCGCCGAGGAAATCCGGTCCGTGGTGAAAGACGCCGCGCGCCGAGCCCCCCGCAGCCAACAGCAAGCACTCGGCCCGTCGGAAATCGGCGAAGCCTGCGCCCGCAAACTCGCCTACAAACTCATGCGGCACACCGAATCCAACGCCGAATCCGACCCGTGGCCCTCCATTGTGGGCACCGCTGTGCACGCCTGGCTAGCCGACGCGTTCACCGCCGCCAACGAACGGCTCGGCCGCATCCGTTACCTGGTCGAACAACCCGTCACCGTGCGGCCAGGACTCACCGGCACACTCGACCTGTACGACGCCGACCTGGGCATGGTCATCGACCACAAAGTGCCCGGCACCACATCCATGGCCGAACAGAAAAAACGCGGCCCGTCGCTCGGCTACATTTCGCAGATCCATTTGTACGGCTACGCGCTGGCCCAGCTCGGGCTCCCCGTGCGTGACGTGGCACTCGCGTTGTACCCGCGCGGCGGCCTCCTGTCCGGACTGTGGATATGGACGCAACCGTATGACGAAACCGTTGCGTTGCAGGCACTCGCGCGACACGACACCATCCTCGAAATCGCGGTCACACTCGGCGTCGACCAGCACCCCGAACATTACCGCGCCATTCCCCGCACCGTGGGCCACGCCTGCACCTATTGCCCCTATTGGAAACCCGGGCGTCCCGACACCGGCGACGGGTGCCCCGGACATTTGGAGGGATGACCATGATCGCTACACGGTTTCAAAAGAAGCCGATTGTGATCGAAGCGGCGCATTGGCCCGGTGGCGCGGACACCGCCACGCCCATTATCGACTGGGTACGAGCCAACGGTGGCATTGCCTCGTGGTTCCCAGGGGAATCCGGCGCCGAGCATGAACGAATCCTCTTGGACACGCTAGAGGGACCGGTGCACGCCAGCGTAGGCGACTGGATCATTCGCGGTATCGCAGGCGAATTTTACCCGTGCCGGGACGTCATTTTTCTGGCGACCTATGAACCGCCGACCGGGCCCGATCTGTCCACTATGGAGTCCTGAACCATGCTGCCTTATCGATTCGGGAACCACAACGCCCGCAACATCTACCGCAGCGGCACCAGTCACGACACCGACGAACACATTGGCGTCATGTTCACGCCCGAAATGGGCCGGCTCACCGCTGCCGCGCTCAACGCCTACATCTGGGCGTCACCCGCGCATCGCGATACCGCACTCAGTCGCCTGGCGCGCATCGCCGAAGCGCACCGGAAACACGTCGGACCCGCTGGCCTCACCTCCGGTAACTGTCTGGAATGCGCCGAAGGATGGCCCTGTCCCACCTACACGTGGGCCACCACCGACCGGGACCCGTGCGACGTCTGGGACGACAGTTTTACGGCTGACGACGCACGGATGGTGGACGAGCCGTGACCGCGCGCCCCCTGCCCGCCACCCACGACTGCCCCGGTGGCTGCCGCAAACCCGTGCCACATCACATTTTCGCGTGCCGCGACTGCTGGATACGGCTGCCCTCGAACTATCGCCGCGACATTCGCGCCACGTACAACATCGACCACCACGAACACGCGCAAGCCATGGTCCGCGCCATGGTCTGGTATCGCAGCCATCCGCGTCGAACACCAGTCCCGGTCACCAGCGATGACTGACACCTGCCCCGAACGTCACCCGGTATCCGGTGTCCACTGTGACCGTCCGGTTGAGCATTGCGGACCACATATGCATTTCGGCACAAGCGGCACAACCGCGTGGGACTTGTTTCGACCCGACACAAGGGAATGATGATCCGTGCAATTGAACACATTCACCCCGCCTGTCCGTGAAGACGGCGACCGGGTGCCCGCCAAGGAAATGGCCGGCCGGCCGCTCGTGGTGCTCGTGCGCGAACACCGGTTCGGCATCAAGACTCAATTCAACTCGAACCCCGCCGACACCGCCAAGTACAAGCCCGAAGGCGGCGAGGCAGTGGTGTTGGACATTGCCGACCTGACCAGCAACACCGTTTACATTAACGTGTTGTGGTTCAACGGTGCCATTGTGGACAGCCTCAAAGGGTACGTGTCACAAATGGTACCGGTGAAACTGTTCTACGACACGCCGAAGACTGGCACCAACGCGTACCTGAATGTGGAACCGCTGACCGGTGCGGAACTCGCCACGGCGCAGGCGTGGGCCGCTGCCAACCCGGAACGGTTCGAACGGGAACGGGTACACCGCACTGTCACCGGGTCGGCTGCGCCCGCCGCACCCAACAATGGCGGCATGGCACCCATTCCCGGGGCGCCCAGCCAGCCGCCGCCGTGGGCCGCGCCTTCCGCCCCGCCAGCGCCACCGGTCGCACCGCCGCTACCCGCGACACCCGTGACCGCGCCACACGTGCCCCCGGCCGCGCCTGCCGTGCCACCCGCACCCGCCGGTATCAACGTCAACGATCCCGCCGTTCAGGCACTCCTGGCGCAACTAGCCGCCCAACAACAAAGCGGCGTGTAACCCAGCCACCGAAAGGAAACCGACACGACATGACCGCCATGACCTACACCTACCCCACCGTTCCGCCGCCCGTGGCCGTGGGCGACCAGGTGCTGTACCGGCTGTCCCGGGCCGACGTGGAACGCATCAACTCGATCGACCCGGCCCGCACCCGACGCAACGCGGTCCGGTTCGGACAGGACTACGCGGCGATTGTTGTCGCCACCTTCGGCGGACAGAGCACGGCCAACCTTCAGGTGTTCCTGGACGGTGACTCGTCCTACTGGGCCACGTCCCGCAACCACGGTGGCGAACCGGGCCAGTGGCAGTACCGCAACGCGAACACGTTGGCTGTCACCATGACGCCCTAGCTGGCCGGTGGTGGCCGACCCGTAGGTAAGAGCACGCGGCCCACGAAGAACGGGCGGAATGCCCTGTGCCGCCACCACACCCCGCCGCGCGCCACGCCAGAGCACCCCGAGAGGCACTACCCCGTGGACGACCGTCACAGCCCCGAACCGATGGACGTACACAGTGCCGCCCTGGCGTGGTGCGCGGCCGGCTGCTCCGTGGTGCGCGTCGCCACCGATGGCAGCAAAGCACCACTGGGACAGTGGAAACACGCCCAGGCCGAACCCGCCGGGACACGGGCCGTTGATGCGTGGTTCGTGGGCGGACACCCCGGTGTCGGTGTCGTCTGCGGCGCGGTGTCCGGTCACCTGGAAATGTTGGAACTAGAAGGCCGCGCCGTGGCCGACGGTACCGCTGGGCAATTCTTGAGCGCGCTACTCGAACACGGGTTAGAGCCGATACGTGATCGCATCATCACCGGTTACTCGGAAACCTCACCCACGTCCGGCATTCACTTGTTCTACCGGGTATCCGGTGGCACGGCACGCGGTAACACGAAACTCGCGCAACGCGACACCGGCACGGGTGTAACGCCGCTGATCGAAACCCGGGGGGAAGGCGGCTTCGTGGTTGTCGCGCCCAGCCACGGGCCCGTACACCCCACAGGTGCACCCTGGCGCGTCTGGACCGGATCGCCCGACACCATCACCACGATCACCGCCGACGAACGAGACGCGCTCTACACCGTGGCGCGCACATTCGATGAACTGCCGCCGCCCACACCGCTCCCCGATCCCATTCCGTTGGACCGACGCCAGGGCACACCACCCGGGGCCGACTATAACGAACGGGCCACCTGGGATGACGTGCTGGTGCCGGCCGGCTGGACACCCGTGCACCGCAACGCCACCCGAACCCACTGGCGGCGGCCCGGGAAACACCTCGGCGTGTCAGCGGTCACCGGGGGCACCAGCGGCGACTACCTGTACGTGTGGAGCACCTCGACCACGCTGCCGGCCGAGACCGGGCTGTCCAAGTGGCGCGCGTACACCCTGTTGCACCACGACGGCGACTTTCACGCGGCAGCCAAGGCGCTCTCGGCGAACGGCTACGGCCAGCGGGCACCCGAACCGCAGCGGCCCGTCCTGACCGTGCTCCCCGGCATCGGTGGCGGCTCGAACGGGGCCCTGGCGCCCGTGGTGCAGCTCGCACCCGCCACCACCCACGCGCGCACCGACGACGCCATGGCGCTGGCCCTGGTGGACACCTTCGGGACCGTGGTGCGGTTCGCCAGCCCCCCCGGTCGATGGATGCGCTGGCACGCCCCCCGCTGGGAACAGTGCCCGTCCGATGGTGGCCCCGTCCGCGAACACGTCAAACAGATAGGTCGGACCATGCCTGATCACGACGCCCCCGACGTGCGGCACAAGGTGCACGTACTGTCCGCGCCCGGCACCACCAACATCCTTAGCCAGGCCAGCAGTGACCCCCGGATCGTGGTGCGCGCGACCGACCTGGACGCCCGACCGTTCGAGCTGAACACCCCCGGCGGCGAAGTTGATTTGCGCACCGGGCAATTGATGCCGCACGACCCCTGTCACCTTCACACGCGGGTCACCGTCGCGACACCCGACCCGAACGCGGACCCGTTGCCGTGGCTCACCTTCCTGGCCGAGACATTCGCCGGACACCCCGAAGTGCCCGACTACCTTCAGCGGCTCGTCGGATACTCCGCCACGGGACTCGTCCGAGAACATGTGTTGCCGTTCTGTTTCGGCGACGGCGCCAACGGCAAAAGCGCATTCCTGGAAACAATCCGCCTGGTGCTGGGAGGGTACGCCATCACCGCGCCCGCCGGGTTCCTGATGACGCGCAACTACCCTGCCCACGAAACAGAAATCGCTCGACTGTCCGGCGCCCGTTTCGTGGTGTGTTCCGAAGTCAACGAACGCGACCAATTCGACGAGGCCAGGGTCAAACTATTGACCGGTGGTGACGCGCTGACGGCCCGATTCATGCGGCAAGACCACTTTACTTTCACGCCGACACACCATTTGTGGCTGGCCGCCAATCATCAACCCGCCGTGAACGCTGGCGGACCCGCATTCTGGCGACGGCTCAGAATCCTACCATTCGACAACACCGTGCCACCGGACCGGCAAGTGCAAGCGCTCGGCGAACACCTGGCGCGCCACCACGGCGACGCGGTCATGAACTGGATTGTGACCGGTGCAATGCGCTATCTGGCAGACGGTTTGCACGAGCCGGACAGTGTGCACGCCGCGACCGATGAATACGCACACGACCAGGACAGCGTGAGTCGGTTTATCGAGGACTGCTGCCGGCTCGGCGGCGGTGACACCGTGCGGACACGGGTGGACGTCGTGCGTTCCGCGTACGAGCGGTGGTGTCACGGTGAGGGGGTTCCGGCGGTCAGCGCCAAGGCGTTCACCCAGACCCTACGACGCGCGTTCGGGGTCGGTTCCTATCGCTCACACGGTGTCCGGATGTACGTCGGCGTGTGGCTGGTCGACAGCGCCGATCTGACACCCGACACCCGACCTGGCGGCCAGGATTGACCGCCCGGTGCCGGATCGGCCGATTTTCGGTGTCGGTTCGCTGTCCCGGCTGCCCCGTGCGGACCGGATGGTGCCGGATTTTTCAAGATCATCGCTTCGCGCGCACGCGAAGAGCCGAACTCCAGAATCCGGCACCATCCGTCATCGGGTGTCGCAAGGTGACGGATTCCTCTACCTATCGGGAACGTCAAAGATCAAGAAGGTGGGGAAAGTAGGCGATCCGGCACTCCCGGCACCTGACACCCGACCCGACGCCGCTGTTTTTGATCATGGTCGCGTGGCGTCAAGATCAACTAGAGGAAACTGGCCCATCATGATCCACTTCGTGAGCACCACGCCCCGTGTTGGACCCTGCCCCCGGTGTCAGCGCACGATCCTCACCGGAGTCGCCGAAGGACTCCCGTTTAAGCTGGACCCGGTCCCGCTGACCGCGCGTGCCGAATTGTTCGCACTCGTCGCCGACCGACCCTGCGCCAGCCTCATCGCCGGACGCTGCGCCTGGCGGATACCGGAAAACATTCGAGGCGACACCAAATACGGCAAGAGATCCATCGTCTTCGCCACCCACTCGTGTGCGCACCCGGCCACGGCCGCCGACGTCGACCCGAACCACGTCGCCGCTGTCCAACGATTCCTTGCCACACCGGAACCGAAACCGGACACGCCACGATGGACCGACGCCGAACTCGGCACGCTCGAACTCATCACCCGCAAGCTAGGCGCCCGCGTCATTGGTGCCGACATCCCGCCCTATTAATTAGAAAACAAGTCTCCCATGACACACAATGTCGGCCGCTACCGGGGTCGGCGGCCCTGCCGGTGTGTGCACTGCACCGACGCCCACCGCCGCACAACAGCCACAGAACGAGAGCGACGAATCGCCAGTGCCGTGATAGTCAATGGCCGCCGGCTCGCGGTAGCGCCTGGCCTGGCACACGGCACGGTGTCCACCTACACGAATTGGGGTTGCCAATGCGATTCATGCACCGCAGCAAATTCGGCCAGCAGCGCAGAATACCGGAAACGTCGAAAGGTGGGCCACAGTGAACGACACCCTGCACTATGACGTGTGTGCCTGTGGCCATCCGCGTGTAGAACATGGCGAAACCGGATGCCTGGGGAACGTGATCGTTCAGAATCCGGATAGTCTCAACTTTCCGACAGAAATCTGTGTCTGTGCCGGTTTCGATCTCTGGTACCACGAGTCACCGCCTGATGGCCAGCCGCGCGCCGCGTCCGTGGCGCACCAGGAGACGCCGAGCGTCCCGGTTGGACACACAGGACCAGCGAACCCGGTTCAGGCCGTCAGCGGCGATCCTGGGGCCCGAAACGAGGCATCGCGACGTGGCCGCGCCAACGGGGAACGCGGGAAGCGCGCCGAGCGGGATCTTGTCGTCTGGTTGCGCGCCCACGGGTGGCCTGGCGCTGAACGGACCGTGCGCACCGGCTACCGGACACGAACTCGTGGGTGCAGCGACCACGGGGACATCGATGGCACACTCGGCATCACCTGGCAGGTAAAGGATGTTGCCGAACGGGATCATTACCTGTTGCCTACATGGCTAGCCGACACCGAGCGGCAACGTGTCGCGTCCGGGGCAGACCTAGGTATCCTGGTGGTGAAGCGACGCGGGCACGCCGACCCCGGTCAATGGTGGGCGCACCTGCCACTAGCCGACCTGATACACGACGCCTTGACGTCCAGCATCGACATATACCCGGAAGATCTCTACATGGTGCCGGTACGGCTGACCGTGGCCGACCTGGCACCGATCCTGGCGCACGCCGGCTACGGGTCCGGAGTGGACTCATGACCGCGTGTGCGCTCGGGTGCATCACTCGCGACGGACACCCGTATCCAGCGCCGGACGGATACCGATGCTGTGACCGATGCGTGACGCGGTTGCGGGACACCTTGCATGAAATCGTTGAGCGATGGCGCCGCATCGTGCCCGACAGCGCATTGTTGCCGGCTGGCACTGGTCTAGCGGAACGGCGAACACCCGGGTTCGCATCGACACCACCGGGCAATCTGCATGTGATGGCCCTACGCGATGTACGCACCACGGCAACCGCGCCCGGTGATCTACGCTCGCCACTAGAAGTGACCTATGCGTGGGCTTCCGGTGTCCGCTCGTGGCGACTCATCGCACCCACCACGTCAGCGACCGTGGATACCGAAGTGGTGACACTGCTGTTCCATTTGGACTGGATTGTGCGCGAATTCCCATCTGAGACACTGGCCCAGTTCGCCCAGGAACTGACCGACGTGCGCGCCCAGCTCCGCGCGGTCACTGATGAGCGTGCGCCCCCGGTGGTGGGCCATTGCACAGCGACCGTGGACGAGCGGCGTTGTGGTGCTCCGTTGCGGCTGCCGGAAGGCGGGACGAGCATCCGGTGTCCGATGTGTGGTGCCCAGTACGACGGATACAAACTGGTGAGGCTTCACCAGGCACAGGAGGAGGAGTCGACCACATGAAACCTGTCCCGGCCGAGCTAGCGGCCATGTTCGTCGTCCGCAGCGGCTACCCGTGTACGCCTGACACGTTGCGTCAGTGGGTGTGTCGGGGGCACATCCGCCGTGCGAACCGGGGCTATGACCTGGCGTCCATTGCGGACTACATATCTCGTCGAACCGTAAATGGCGTTTAACATTTGACAGGAGTCCAGATCGTGTGTCACGGTTCGTGGCGGATCACTGTGCACACAGGACACCCGGGTCAGGTGATCGCCGTGCGGAATATGGGACACGGTGCCGTCGGGTGTGATCCGGCCACAGATAATTCCTGATGGATACCACCTTTGCCCAATACGGCGCTGTCGGTGTCATCGCTGCGCTGGCCCTCGTGGCGGTCCGCGTCCTATTCGGACGGATGGAACGTGACCAGAAACGGGAACGTGACCGCGCTGACCGCCTCGAAAGCGAACTCCGCGAACTCAACAAAACCATCAATACCGGGTATTCGGTGGTACTTCATGATGCGACTAAAGCGATTGCGGAAGCGTTGGCGTTTGTCCGACAACACGGACGCGTCAAATGACCTCGACGACCGTCAGCTACTCGCCGAAACCCGTAACATGCGCCGTGACTTGTTGGCCACCACGGAAAACCTGTCGGCGTACACGCGGTCCCTGAATGCTGAAATCAAACGTCTGAAGAAACTTGCCGATCGGGTAGGCGACAATGGACAGCGTGGAAACACAGCAACGCCTTGACAAATTGGCGAGTGAAGCGGACACGCTCATTACCGCCGTTGACGCGCTGAACATTACGGCAGCGCGCATCACGCGGCGCACGCGGCGATCCGAGGCGGTATTGGCGGCATTGGCCGTCAGCTTCCTCCTGGACATCATGCTGACTGTGTTCGTGTATGTCGGACTCGCGCAACTCAGCGACACCACACGCGTGGTGCAAGACACCCAGGCAAACGGACTCGTTGTCCGACAGAAAGTGCTGTGTCCGCTGTACCAGTTGTTCATCAACTCGTATTCGGTGCAGGTGCGTGACAATCCTGTACTGAACCCCCGTGGTCCAGTGTGGTACGACAATGCTTACGCCACATTGCGTGACGGCAACAAGGCGCTCAACTGTCACTAGTGGACACAGGAAGGTGATCACCATGGGCGGCAAGCCCAATCCAGGCACCCCAGCAGACGGGCGACTGTCTGACAACCAGGGCGACCGGGACACCAGTGGCACTCGTGTCACCGCAGACACCGGCACCAGCACGCGGGACACCAACGCTGGCACCATCGGGCACTACGACACATACATGCCCTGGGCCACACAGCGGTAGCCATGCCAGGTTCATGGCACGGCAGCACCAGGCGCACACGCCTACCGCCCCACTGGTCCACCGTCATCGTGCCCCGCATCCTCGCGCGAGACCACGGCATCTGTTACCTGTGCGGCCAATACGGCGCCGACACCGTGGACCACATACAGCCAGGCGATGACCACAGCGACAGCAACCTAGCCGCCGTGCACGACCACGCTCCACCGCACTGCCACCGATACAAGAGCAGCGCAGAAGGCAACCGGGCGCGCTGGGCCGTTCGCGAGAAACGACTACCCGAACAACACCCCGGGTTGAGCAACAGGAGGTGAAATCATGTCGCTACTCCAGTGCATTCTCCAGTTCCTCCAGACCGTACTTGGCGCGCTGTAACCGCCACACGCGTCGCATGTGTCCGAATGGGGGGGGTGCGATCCCCTTTTCCAAGATCAGCGGAACCGGGAGTTTCGGAGGGTCGCAATTCGCACCTCCAATTGTCGCATTTCAGCTAATCGAGTCTATTGCGTCCTGACTATGAGCGGTTGAATGATTCTTGAAAGGTCGGCAATGCCGCAGATTACCGCCAAGATCCGCTGTAATAGCAAGAGTGAAGGCGGCGAGGGCGATAACCGCAATGCGCTCGTCGTGTTCGGGCCGAATTACCTTGATTCCGATGGCCAGCAAGTGAATCGGGAGTGGGCAATGGCCACCCCGCACCTGAATCTGAACATGACACTCAACGGCCGTGCCGCCGACCTGTTCGAGATAGGCCAGAATTACACGCTGATTTTTGAAGAGGACTGAATGCACACGCCACGTCGGTTCGACCTTGTCCGAGACCAGGACGTGACGGGTCTCTCCGGTACCGGCCGCGTCGCCGAGGGCGTCCAGTGGACGGACGAGAGCGTCACACTCCGGTGGCATGGCGAACATTCGTCCCTGGCCCACTGGCGCAACCTCGATCACGCCATGGCGATACACGGCCACAACGGACTCACCCGTGTCGAATGGCTCGACTGACCAGGAGGTGAACAACCATGCCGGCACGCGGAACACTGACCACATTGCAACGCTCGCGCCCCCGTGACCAGCGGCGCCTCTTGGCGACGTTCGAGGCTCTGGAATGGGACGGCGTCAAACGCGGTTTCCCGCTCCCCGTGGGTGTTCTACTCGACGGTGAGGACTGGCACCCGATGACGGTGCAGTGGTGGGAAACCTGGCGAGTATCGGCCCAGGCCATGAAAATGGTCGACACCGATTGGCAGGAACTATTGGCCACCGCCATTCTCCATCACGAGATGTGGGCGCACGGGCGTACCGGTGCCGCGTCGGAACTGCGGCAGCGCGTGAGTCGGTTCGGTGCAACGGTGAGCGACCGGGTTACGTTGCGAATGAACCTCATTCAGCCCGGTGACACCGACGATGACGGCATCGACTCGCCGGACGTCACCGATATCGCGTCTCGCCGTTCCCGCCTGTCCGGGTGATGCACAGTGCCCCGGTCGCTGGTACGGGCCCCGGGGCACGACCGGTCACGGTCGCTCGGTTGGTTGGTGTTGGCGTGGCTAGAGCGATTCACCGTCCACGGGCCCGGTGACATACAGGGTGACCCGGTGGTCCACGGGGACGAGATCTCCGGGTTCCTGGCCGACGTGTACGCGCTGGGCGAGGATGGCCGCCGGCTGTATGACTCGGCGTTCCTGTCCCGCCCCAAAGGTGCCGACAAGAGCGGCCTAGCGGCCCGCCTGGCGCTCGTTGAAGCCCTCGGCCCGTGCCGGTTCGCCGGGTGGGCCGAGGGCGGCGAGGTGTACGCCTGGCAGGGTTTCCGGTACCGCTACACCCGGGGCGAGCCGATGGGGCGGCCGGTCGCGGTTCCCTACGTCCGGTGCATGGCCACGGAAGAGCAGCAGACCGGCAACGTCTATGACTCGGTGGTCTATAACCTGACCGATGGGCCGCTGTCGACGGTGCCCGGTGTGGACGCCGGTTTGACCCGCATCCTGTTGCCGGACGGCGGTGAAATCACCCCGTCGACAGCGGCCTCGTCCAGTAAGGACGGCGGTAAAGAGACGTTTGCCATTTTCGACGAAAGTCACCTGTATAACACCGCTGAACTGCGGCAGATGCATAAAGTGGTGACCCGGAACCTGGTGAAGCGGCGCAGAATCGCTGAACCGTGGTATCTGGAAACCACCACGATGTTTATGCCGGGTCAAAACTCCATCGCCGAGTCGACCTATGAGCTGGCGGAAGCGATTCGCGAGGGACGGGCGCGCCGTTCACGGGCACTGTTCGATCACCGTTGGGGCGAGTGCGGCGACCTGACCAACGAGTCCGCATTGCGGGCCGCCATTCAGGACGCATACGGCGATGCGCTGGCCTGGATCGACCTGGCGGCCATTGTGGACGAGTTCTACGACCCGCGTGCCGACGTCATTGACTCCCGCCGCTACTTTCTCAACGCCCGCACCTCGGCATCCGACGCGTGGATTGCCGCTGAAGAGTGGTCGGCGTGCACCGCGCCGGACATGTTGCATGATGGCGACACGATCACTCTCGGATTCGATGGTGCGATTCGATCCGACAGCACAGCGTTGGTGGCTTGCCGCGTGTCGGACGGTTACGTCTCGCTACTCGGCTGCTGGGAAAAACCCGTCACACAACGGGAATCCTGGGAAGTGGACCGGGAAGCGGTAGACGCCACCGTGGCGGGCGCGTTCGACCGGTACGACGTGGTGGGCTTCTACTGTGACCCGCCGCATTGGCAGGACTACGTCGACCGGTGGAGCCGTGAATACGGGGAACGCTTGTGCGTCAAGGCATCGGCTACCCGGCCGCTCGAATGGTGGACGAACCGTCCCAAAGTGATGGTCGACGTGTTGGCCAGGTTCCATGATGCCGTGGTTGAGAAACGGCTCACCCATGACGGTGATTCGGTGCTGACACGGCACGTGTTGAACGCTCGGCGACGGCTGGGCCGGTCCGGGATCACGATCGCCAAGGAACACCCACAATCCGACCGCAAGATCGACGCGGCGGTGGCCGCCGTGCTGGCGTATGAAGCCAGAGCCGATGCCGTGGCGTCCGGTGTGCGCACCGAGAAGCGGAAAACCCGGAAACTGTACCGGTTCTAGGGGGCGTGAATGCTGGCGCCCGCTTATGCTGACCCGGATGTCACAGTGTACCTGGGTGACTGTCTGGACGTGTTGCCACTTATGCCGGATGCATCGGTGCACGCCATTGTTACTGACCCGCCATACGATTTGACGACTACTAGCCGCAACGGTTCACCACGTACCAATGACCCCGCTACCCCGCACGGGCGGACGCGGATAGGTGAGGCGTCCGGGGGATTCATGGGCCAGACATGGGACGCCACCGGCATAGCATTTCGGCCGGACGTGTGGCGGGAATGCTGGCGCGTGCTCACCCCCGGCGGGCATCTCGTGGCGTTCGGCGGTACCCGCACCTGGCACCGGCTGGTGTGCGCTATCGAGGATGCCGGATTCGAGATACGCGACTCGATTGACTGGCTATACGGATCGGGGTTCCCGAAATCGCTGGACGTGGGCAAGGCGATTGATAAGGCGGCTGGCGCCGAGCGTGAGATCATTGGACCAAGTGTGCATCATAGTTCGGGGCGTACCGTTGAATGGGGAAACGGTGTTACCTATGGAACGCAGGACGCTAAAGGCAAGTATCTCTCGGCGCCCGCTACCGATGCCGCGCGCCAGTGGCAAGGCTGGGGGACAGCCCTGAAACCAGCCCACGAGCCCATTGTGGTGGCCCGGAAACCGTTGTCTGGCACGGTGGCCGCCACAGTGCTGGCGCACGGCACCGGGGCGTTGAACATCGACGGGTGCCGCGTGAACGGCGGCCCTATTGCATCGGCAAGTGGTACGCGCCGTAGTGGCGGAATCATGGGCGCATCTAGCCCGCTAGGGGGTTGGTCGCCTTCGCACGTTGGTCGCTGGCCCGCGAATGTGGTGCTATCCCACGCGCCCGACTGTGACACGGACTGTGCGCCGGGTTGCCCGGTCGCGGAACTGGACGCCCAGAGCGGGGTCAGTGTTGCGGTTGCTTCTTATCGTGGCACGCGGGACGGCGCCGGACAGAACATGGTCTATGGCAATGGAAAAGGGCTGTCAGGGCCGAATACTGTTCGTGGTCACAATGACTCTGGTGGCGCGTCTCGATTCTTTCCCGCGTTCCGCTATCAGGCTAAAGCGCCCACGTCGGAACGGCCGAAAGTGGACGGCGTCTCGCACGCCACGGTGAAACCACTCGCCCTCATGCAATGGTTGGTGCGGCTGGTGACACCGCCCGGTGGAGTTGTGCTAGACCCGTTTCTCGGTTCGGGCACCACGGCCCAGGCCGCACGGGACGAGGGTTTCCGGTGCGTCGGCATCGAACGGGAAGCGGCCTACATTCCTTTGGTTCTGTCCAGATTGGACGCTCGATGATCAAGGCGGTGCGCATGGCTGGTGTGGAAACGAAGGTCACCGTCGCCACCGTGGCGTCTGCTGTGACCGGGTTCCTCGTGATGTGGCTGGGTGTCAGCGTGTTTCACGGCGCCGTGCCGGCCATGGTGACCGCCATGGTGGGTGCCCTGGTGACAGGCGCCGTGACGTTCGTGGCCGCGTGGCTGGCGAAACACACGCCGCGCCCACTACCGCCCAGCTTGGCGACTGTCGCACCGCCGGTTGTGCCACCGACCCTGTAGCGCTCACCAGTCAACTAGCAGGGGGGCGCCGTGCTGGACGACACCACAACCCCCGGTGCCCCCGGCTGGTGGCTTCTCAGGCTCGGCCAGCGACTCACCACCGATCGGCCTCGATTCGACCGGCTAGAGGCATATCACAAGGGACGGCATCCGCTTCCGTTCGGCAACCGGAAAATGCGGGAAGCATATAAGCGGCTACAGAAACAATCGAGGTCCAATTACGTCGGCTTGGTCGCGGAAACGCTGCTAGAGCGCATGAAAGTGACGGGGTTTCGGGTCGGCGGCACCGGCAGCGACACCACGGACACCGCCGCGTGGGGTTGGTGGCAAGCCAACCGGATGGACGCGAATAGCGGCCTGGTGCATCGGGCCGCCGTGGTCATGTCCCGGTCGTACGTGATCGTGGGCGACCAGAACGGAACGCCCCTCGTCACGGGGGAAGACCCCCGGCAAGTGATCCACGAATCCGCCCCGGCTGACCGGTATCTCATTCGGGCCGCCCTGAAACTGTGGGCCGACGACGTCGAAAATCTGGCGTTCGCAGTGCTCTATCTACCGGACACCGTGCACTATTACCGGTCCCGGACACCGCTGAATAAAGTGCGAACCGCATGGAAACCGGCCACCTGGGATATTGACGTTGCCAACGGTTTCGCCCCGGACGGGGTCGCGGAGAATCCGCTCGGCGAGGTGCCGGTGGTGCCCTTCGTGTGTCGGCCGGATTTGGCGGGTAACGGGCTCGGGGAATTCGAGGATGTCTGCGACGTTCAAGACCGCATCAACACCTTGACGCTTGACCTGTCTGTCATTTCTGCGATGCAGGCGTATAAACAGCGATGGGTGAAAGGTGTCGATCCGGAAGACGACAAGGGCAATCCGCAGACCCTTTTCGATCCGGGGGCTGATCTCCTGTGGGTCACCCCGGAAGAAAAAGCCGAATTCGGCGAGTTTGGTTCGACCGACCTTCGGCCGCTGATTGCCGCCATTGATTCGTCGGTGCAGACGTTGGCCGCCATCACCCGGTGTCCGCCCCATTATCTGGTCGGCCAAATCGTGAACGCCAGCGGCGACGCCTTGGCGCAAGCCGAGGTCGGGTTGACCTGCAAAGTGGCGGAACGGGAGCAGGAATTCGGTGAATCCTGGGAAGCCGTCTACCGATTGGCCGGCAAAGTTCTTGGGAAAACGGTCCCGGACGATGCCGAAGTCATCTGGAAAGACCCGCAATTCCGGACGTTGACCGAAATGGCGTCGGCCAGCGTGCAACTCAAGGCATCCGACGTGCCTTGGCGCACCCGCATGGAAATGCTGGACAAGTCGCCCCAAGAAATCGAGCGGATGGACGCCGAACGGAAATCGGACGCCAAGGTGATCGCCCTCGCGGCGGCGGCGGCAGCGCCAGCCGACCCGGTTCCGGCGGCCAGCTCGAACGGCTCGGCCCCGGCCGCCGGCACTGGTGCCGTTCCACCCATCCCGAAGGCACCCATTCCGCAAGCCGCCAGCTAGCCCGCACCACCCACGGCACCGACACGGCGCCGATACCCCGACAGGGACACCCGATATGGCCGACACGGCAACCACAGGCACCAGTACAGGCACGACCACCGACACCGGGACCACCGCAACCACCACCGGGAGCACTGACACCGGGACGACCGCCACCGGAACCGCCGACACGGCGACCAGTGACACCGGCACGGCGACCGGCACGGACACCGATTGGCAGGCACAAGCCGAGAAGTGGCGGACCCTGTCCCGGAAGCACGAGACAGCAGCCAAGGCCAACGCCGACGCAGCGAAAAAGCTTGCCGATATCGAGGATGCGCAGAAAACCGAGACACAGAAGCTGTCCGACCGCCTGGCCGCCGCTGAGAAAGAACTCGGCGAGCACCGCATTCGAGACATTCGAATGAAAGCGGCTCGGGAGGCTGGTCTTGACGCCGACATGGCGGATTTTCTGACCGCGACCGAACCGGATGCCGCGCTGGCGCAAGCCAAGGTGTTGGCGAAAAAGGTGCAGCCCGCAAAACCGGACCTGAAACAGGGCGCCCGGACCACGGCTAAGCCGTCAGAAGACATGAATGCGTGGCTGCGACGTAAAGCCGGCTACGACACCACACCGTAAGACGAGTCGCCATAGCCGCGTGAGTGGGGCGCTCGCAACATTTCGGAGGAGTAACCCCGATGCCTGACTATGGCGAGTCGATTACTCGCGCGTCCAGCGGGTCCGATCCGCTCGTACCCGAGCCGGTCAGCAACCAGATCATTCAGGAACTGCCGAAGCAGTGCGCGATTCTTCAGCGCGCCCGCAAAGTGCCGATGAGCGCGAAAACCCAGCGTCTGCCGGTACTGGACGTTCTGCCGCTCGCCTATTTCGTCGGTGGTGACACCGGAATGAAGCAGACCAGCACCCAGAAATGGAAGAACGTCAATCTCGTCGCCGAGGAAATCGCGACCATCGTCCCCATCCCTGAATCGTATCTAGCGGATGCGGATGTCCCCATCTGGGACGAGGTCATGCCCCGAATGACGGAAGCCATCGGCGCGCTCATCGACGGTGCCTGTTTTTTCGGGGTCAGCAAGCCATCCACATGGAGCACCAGCCTATATGACGGTGCTGTCGCGGCGGGCAACACGGTCACCATGGGTACCGGGGTCGACCTGGCGCAGGACGTCACCAAGATCGGCGAACTGCTCACCCAGGACGGCTATTCTATCGACGGTTTCGCGGCTCGGCCTGGCCTGAATTGGCGTCTGGTCGGTATGCGCTCGGCCAGCACCAACCTGCCGATCTACCAGCCGAATCTCCAGGGCACCCCGGGCGGCAATTTGTACGGCTACCCGCTGTCCGAAGTGGATAACGGTTCGTGGGTGGAATCCTCGGCACAGCTCATCGCCGGTGACTGGGATGACGCGCTCGTCGGCATGAGGGCTGACATTTCGTTCAAGCTCTTCACTGAAGGTGTCATTTCGAATGACGCTGGCGCTATCGTGTTGAACCTTATGCAGCAAGACAGCGTGGCCATGCGGGTAACGATGCGGTTGGCGTTCGCCACGGCGAACCCGGTGACTCGGCTCAACACCACCAGCGCGACTCGGTTCCCGTTCGCGGCGCTCGTCTCGGCAGGGCCGAACAGCTAACGAGAGAATGTGCTCACGCGGTAACAGCCGCCAAGCCCTGGTACCGGGATGGACATGGGTTGTCGCGTGAGGGCCGGCAGGGCGAGGTGTCACCGTAGACCCCGTGGCCGGCACCTCGTCATTCCTCATCGGACGGTGCCGCCGGACCGCTCGCACCGCAGGATGGGCAACGCCATCGCAGGGATTCCCGTGCGGACACTTTCATCTGTTGCCCGGACAGCGAAAACGAGCCGATCGGCCGCGCCCTCAGTATTCGTCCGACGATTAGCCCCATCTGGCCACATGCGGGGTTCGGGCAGGGCGTCTCCTGTGGTGTCGGCATGAGGGGAAGTGTAGGGCGTGCGGGTCCTGGCCATGCTCCACCTGTACGCCCCGCACCATTGCGCAGGCGCTGAAATGGCCGCACACGGCCTGTTGCGCGCACTGGTGACACGCGGACACACCGTCGACGTCATCCTGTCACGCGTCCACACGGCCATCACCGAGCCGTACACGTGGGACGGTGTCCGCGTCCATCCCCGTCACGACAAGAGCGACCCGATTCGGTGGCTGGTCGACCCGGGCCGACGACCCGATGTCATCGTGACGCACCTGGAAAGCACCGAGCGCGCGTCGATACTCGGCGACACCTACCGGGTGCCCGTGGTGCACCTGTTGCACAACACCTATGACACCACGAAACGGGCGCTGACACGGCGGCCAGACCTGGCCGTGGCGAACACCGAATGGATGGCGGCGGATATCCGGCAATGGTGGGCCGCCGAGCACACCGGACAGTCGATGTCGCCGATGATCGTGGTGCGGCCACCCGTGGTCCCGGACGAGTACCGCACCACGCCCGGCCGCTGGGTCACCCTGGTCAACCCCACCCGTGACAAAGGTTCGGACATCTTCTACGCGCTGGCCGACCGGTTCCCGAAAGTCACCTTTCTGGCCGTAGAAGGCGCCTACGGGGAACAGGATCGCCGCGACCGGCCCAACGTCCGATGGCAGAGCCACCTAGCCGGTGACCGGATGCGGGACGAGGTCTACCGCCGGACGCGAATCCTCCTCATGCCGAGTGTGTACGAGTCCTACGGGCGTGTCGGCACCGAGGCGGCCTGTAGCGGTATCCCCACGATCGCGCATCCCACACCGGGACTCCGTGAATCACTCGGCGACGCTGGCCTGTACGCCGACCGGGGCGACGTCGACGCGTGGGCCCTGCACCTGACCCGGCTGCTCACCCCGGCCGGCTGGTCCGCCGCGTCCGCCCTGGCCGCCGCTCGTGCCGCAGCGTTGCCCACCGATGCCGACCTAGACCGCTGGGTGGCGGCTGTAGAGGGGGTGACCGGTGGCCGATCCCCTCGCGACCGTGGCCGACGTCCAGTCGCGCTATCCGGGGCCGTGGAGTGACAGTGTCGCCACTCGGGTGGCCAGTCTCCTGGTCGACGCGTCCACCGTGGTCCGCACCTACACGCGGCAGACCTTCTCGGCTGCACCGACCACCATTACCGAGACAATCCGGCCGATCGGTGACCGGCTACGGCTACGCCAGGCGCCCGTGACGGCAGTGACCGCTGTCGGCATCGTGGACACGTTGCAGACGAACAGCTTGTTGGTATTGCCCATGGGTGCGTGGATGTGGGACGGCGGCCAGGAAATCTGGATCGGCGCCATTCAGACGGTGATCAACTTGCCGGACGAGATCACCTATCTGTTGCAATACCAGACACCGCTCATGCGCGTGATCTACGTCTACGGCTACACCACGATGCCTGACCCCGTGGTGACCGTGGTGTGCTCCATGGTGTGCCGCGTCCTGGACACCCCCGGGCCGACCAGCGCGCCCAGCTCCACCGTAGGCGGCCTGTCCTACCGGCTGAGTGCCGCAGCGCAAGACGGTGTCCTCGGGTTGACCGACGCCGAAATGCGGATGCTCGCACCGTTCCGGCGGGCCGCGACCACAGTGGAACTACGGTGACACGGCCAGGTCACGAAACGGTGATCATCGTGCACCGTGCAACGGGGCCGCCGGACGTGTTGGGTGTGCCCTCGAAAATCGAGACGCAGGAGCACGTCACGGGCTGCTCGGTGCAGCCGCTCACCACCAGTGAGGAACTGTCCGACGTGGACCAGGTCATCACCCGGTGGAAACTGTACGCCCCGGCCGGAACCGGGCTCACCGTGACAGACGCGGTGATCTCGCGTGGCCTGCTGTACGAAGTCGACGGTGACCCGCAGGTGTGGATAGACATGCGCGGACAGCCACATCACCTGGAATGCCTGTTGCGACGCGCCACGGGTTGATATCCGGGAGGTCTCGCGATGGCCGGTGAGGTCACGTTCACCATGAATTACGCCGAGGTCGGCGTGTTTCTGCGGACCAATCCCGAGTTGCGCAGGTATCTAGAAGATTTGGGCCGGAAAGGTGTCGACTACGCCCGATCCATTGCGCCGGTTGGCACCCGTACCACCAAAAACACCCGGCCCGGTCAATACCGTGACTCACTCCAGTACGAGGTCAAATCGGGAAAGAACCGGATGACTTTGCGCATTTTCAGCGACGATTACACCGCGTGGTGGCAAGAATACGGATCAAAAAAGGTGCCTCGCCGGTCCGTGTTGCGCCGCACGCTCGATTACCTCGCCACCGGCCACGCACAAGCCGCGTCCAGCTATGCCGGGTCCGCCGAGTACGACGCCACGAACGCTGGCACACAACGGAAACGGGCCGCTCGGCGCCGAACACGCGCCTAACACCTCTTGGGAGGTGCCCCCGGTGTACGCGGACGTAGAGGCATTGTTGGTGGCCTACCTGACACCACTATCCGGAATCCAGGGCGTGTCAGTGGATTTGCCACAGAACGTGTTGACCGTGCTGCCTTTTGTCCAGGTCAACCGGGTCGGTGGTGGTGACAACTACGTGACGGACTCGGCGTTGGTCGATATCGACTGTTTCGCTGCGACACGGGCCACGGCGAGCATGATCGCGCGCACGGTCCACGGGGCCATGATGCGCCTGAAACATACCGCCGTGAATGGCGTGTTAGTGGATTCGGTCGAAACCGTCACCGGTCCACAGTGGATTAACTACGACGACGAAAACCTTCAGCGCTACGTGTCGACCTACATTGTGGAATCCCGCGTTGGCGCCGCGCCCTAATCGCACTGACGAGGAGATATCGCCATGGCCGGTGTCACCTGGGATAGCATTTTTCCGGGTACCTCCGCTCTTGTTCGAAAAGCGCTGTACGGCTCTGTGCTGGTGCAGGACTACAGCGCGAGTAATGCATTCGCGTCGTATTCGCCGTTCGACTCCACCACCGGGCTACTCAGCTCGACCCTGCTCACTACGGACGGGTGGACCGATCTAGGCTACCTGGACGAAAACGGCGTCGAATTTACCCCCAACTACACGACCGCTGACACGACATCGTGGCAGACTCGTCAGCCGTTGCGCACCGATGTCACGGCCGACACGGAACAGGCGAAAATCACCGTTCTGCAATCAAGCCCGGTTTCGGATTGCCTCTACAACGGTCTCTCGCTGGCCAGCGCTGGCACGCTCGGCGGTTCCGGCTATTCCGTCGTCAAGCCGAAGGTGCCGAGCATCATCTACCGTTCACTGCTGTTCCTGGGCGTCGACGGTGCCAGTGGTTCCTATTCATTCATGGCGACGCTGTATCCGCGCGCCCTCATGATCAAGCCCGACAAACAGGACTGGGTAGCGAAAACCGAAGTACAGACACCGCTCACGTTTCAGGCATTCCCGGATTCCGTTGCTGGCTACACCATCAAGCGATTCCGCGACGGGCCTGGGTGGCGTGCGCTGGCCCTGCCGAACCCGCCGACCGGGCTCACCCTGGGCGCCAAGACCGCGACCACGCTGCCGATCACGTGGACCGCACCGGCCACCGGCCCGGTTCCCGTGTCCTACACCGTGTCCATTGTGTTGGCCAGCAACGGGACCGCTGTCGGTGGTGCCACCTTCACCCCGCCCAACCCGAACACGACGTTGGCATGCACCGTGGGTGGCCTGGTCACCGCCACCCAGTACGTGGTCAGTGTCGTCAGCAACAACGCCAATGGCAGCTCGGCCGCCGCGACCCTCACCGCGACCACGAGCTGACCTCCCCTTCTGTAATGGACGCACGGGGCGCCTGTTGATCCCCCCTTCCGCCCCGTGCGTCCGCCCCCTCTGCTACCAAGGAATTCCATGCCGTCACCGAACCACAAGCGTCTCAAGCTCGCCGAAATGCGGTCACAGGCCGTTGAGTCACTCGGCATGGAACCCGGTATTGAGTTGGAACTCGACAACGGCGAGACCCTGAACATCCCGAATCCGATGTTCGTGTCCGAAGAGGCACAGGAACTCATCGAGTCCGCCACCGGCACCATTGCGTCAGCGAAAGCGATCCTCGGCGAGGCGGAACACGCGCGTCTCCTCGCGGGCGGCGGCCGGTCCGCTGACGTCATGCTCGCATGGCAAATCATGGCCGAAGAGGCACAGCAACGCCCAAAACTCCCGAGGTAATGTCGCTGCTCTCGCACTATCCGGAGGAGATCGAGGCGGACATAGCCCGGTTCTACCCGGGGCGTGACATCGGCCAGTTCTGGCGCGGTGAGATGTCCGCGCGGGCCCTGTTGGTGTTGATACAGCACCTGCCGGACGACTCGGCCACCGTGAAAGCACAACGCGGTACACCCTGGTCCGATCTGATGTACCTCGTGGCCTACGTCGCGGACACGGTCACGTTCGCCAGGGCCGACTACGCCAACGCCCACGGCGGCAGTGTGCGCCCGTCGACCGTCCCCCGGCCGGACACCGTGGACGCGCAACAGGAACGGGACGAGACGCGCCAGGTGCATGACGCCCTGGCCGACATGATGCGCGGTCAACTGGACACGGCCACCGTGCCCTCTGACGGCCGTGTGTACGCCCCTGCCACCGACATCGTGTAGACGCGCGAGGGGGCCACGTGGGCACCGCCGCGAGTCTTGCTGTCAGCGTCTTTCCCACCGCCAAAGACTTTGGCCCCATCCTTCAGAAACAAGTCGTTCCGGCCGCCACCGAAGTGGGCGCCAAGACGGGCCGGTCCTTTTCGGACGCTTTTTCTGAACAGGCTGCCAGGGCTGGCATGGGCGCCGGTAGCGCCATCGGTAACAGTGCCCGTACAGCGCAACTCGCGATCGAACAGGCAGCGGCCAAAGTGGTCGCGGCACACGCCCGGGAAGAGGATGCCGCCGGACGGGTGCGCATCGCCGAGCAACGGTTGGCGGAAGCGCGGAGCAAGTACGCGGCGGACTCGTCACAAGTGGTGGCCGCCGAAGAGCGACTAGCCGCCGCCGAGCGGAACGTTGCCCTTACTGCGGACAGGTCCACGCTGGCCACGTCCGAGCTGTCTGTGTCGCGCAAGAATGCCGCCGCCGCCGCGACCGCGTCCGCCACTGCCACCGATGCCGAATCGGCGTCCCTGGGCCGTGTCAGGGCTCTGGCGGCGGAAACCAGCGGCACCGTAGGCGGTCTCACCGCGCAATACGGCAAACTCGGCGCGCTCGTCGGCGTCGCACTGGCCATTGACCTCGGTGTCAAAGGTGTGCAGGCGGCTGGCGCGTTCCAACAGTCACAGGAACGCTTGGTTACCACGGCGGGTGAACTCCAGAGCAACCTTGCCATGGTTAGCTCCGGTGTCCTGTCGATGGCCGGCCAGGTCGGTATTTCCGCCCAGGATCTGTCCAAAGGCATGTATACCATCGAGTCTGCCGGCTATCACGGTGCCGATGGCTTGAAAGTGATGCGAGCGGCAGCGCAGGGCGCCAAAGAAGAGAACGCCGATCTGTCGACGGTGTCGAATGCGCTGACCTCCGCGTTGCGTGACTACCATTTGCCGGCATCGGATGCCGCGCTGGTCACGTCCCGGTTGGTTGCCGCTGTGTCCGATGGCAAGACCACATTTCAGGATTTGACGGGCGCCATGTCCGCTGTCCTGCCGATCGCATCGGCTACGCACGTCAACATGTCCGAAGTCCTCGGCGACTTGTCCTCGATGACGCTGCACGGCGAATCGGCTGACCAGAGTGCGCAGAACCTGGCGAACGCTATCCGTAGCCTGGCAAACCCGAGCTTGGCGGCCACGAAAGAGCTAGCCGCGCTCGGCATCAATTCGGCCGACCTGTCCAAGAATCTGGGCAAGGCTGGCATTGCCGGGTCGATGCAACAGGTTGTCGACGCGATCTTGCACCACATGGGCCCGGCCGGCACCACGCTATTTAATGCGTTCAACCAGTCCAAACAGGCCGCGTCGGACGCTAACACGATGTTCGCGGCGCTGCCGCCGAAGTTGCACGCGATCGCCAGTCAAATGCTCGACGGCAAACTGTCGATGCACGAATGGACGCAGGGTCTGAAAACGATTGACCCGGTGCAGGCCAATCTGTTGAAACAGTGGCTCACGTCGGAGAAACGCGCGACCGGGTTCAACGACGCATTGAAAAACGGCGGCAACGCGAGCCAGACGTTTACCCAGGCACTCGCGAAAGCAACCGGCGGCAGTACCGCGCTGAACGTCGCACTCATGCTGACCGGCGAGAATGCCGCGAAAACCCAACAGAACATCCGGGATATCTCCGCCGCATCCACGGAAGCCGGGGGCAACGTTCACGGCTGGGCAGAGATTCAGAACACCTTGAATCAGCGACTGGCCGAAGTGCGCGCCGGCATCGGTTCCTGGGTGATCTCGATCGGCCAAAAGCTGATACCCGTGCTGACATCCATGATTATCGGACTTCAGGGTGCGGTTGCCTGGCTCGTCCAGAATCGCGTGTGGATTGGCCTGGTCGCGACGGTGATCGGTACGCTCGTCGGCCCCATTGTGGCCGTACGCCTCGCCATCATGGCGTGGAATGCGGTGCGGGCTGTCATTCTCAACATTCGAGTGGCTATCTGGCTGCTGAATGCTGCGATCGCCGCGAATCCGGTTGTCGCGCTGACGTTGGCTATTGCGGCGCTCGTCGCTGGCGTGGTGTACGCGTATTTTCACTTCACCGCGTTTCGCCGGATCGTTGACGATATCGGCCGGTTCTTCCGAGCTGTGTTCCTCGTGGTGCTTCACGCCGTGATGGACGCGGTACATTGGCTGGCCGAACATTGGAAAATCTTTGCGATTGCGCTCGCCGTCATCTTTGCGCCGATCACGATTTGCATTGGCCTCTTCGTCCTGATCATTTCGCACATCCATGAGATCGGCGCGGCGTTCGTCTGGTTGTACCAGCACAGCATTCAACCCATGGTGAGCGCGATCGTCATCGGGGCGCGTGCCGTGGCCGAGGCTTTCATGTGGCTCTGGCGGACAATTCTCAAGCCAATCCTGTCGGTGCTCGCTGACATTTTCCTGATCACCGCGAAAGTTATTCTCGCGCTGGTGATCGCACCCATTGTTATTGCCGTGCGATCGCTGGGCGCGGTGTTTGAATGGCTGGCACCAAAGGTCGTCGCGGCCTGGAACATCATGGGCAATATCGCGCGGGCCGTGTATCAGGCCGCCATTGCGCCCATTGTCGCCGGAATCGTGTTCGGCTACCGCCTGGTGATGGCCGCGCTTGACGTGCTGGCGACCTGGTTCGCGAAAATCTGGAACGCCATTGGTGACGCCATTCGCCGAGTATATGACGCGGTGCTGGCTGTGATCTGGGCGCGGTTGCAGAATGACTGGCGCATTGTTCAGGCCGCGCTGGGCATTCTGGCTGCGAAATGGCATGACCTCTGGTCCGTTATCGCTGCCGCCGCGAAATGGGTATACGACAATATCCTGTTGCCTATCTGGCAGCGACTGCAAAATGACTGGAGGATTCTTCAGGCCGCGCTCAGTTTCCTGTATAACAACGTGGTACGTCCTATCTGGACCGGGCTAGGTAACCTGATCCGTGACATCTACCACGGTGTGATTGAACCGATCTGGGCGAGATTCAAGCTAGCGCTAGCCGATCTCCAGGAAGCTTTCAAAAAGGGCGTCGGCTTGATCGGGTCCATTTGGGAGGGCTTGAAAAAGGCATTCGGCACACCGATCGAGTTCGTCATCAAAACGATCTTGAACGACGGCATCATTAAAGGAATCAACTGGATTCTAGGTGCCGTTGGCCTGAGTATACCGCTGATTCCGGACCCGCATCTACCGACATTCGAACGAGGCGGCATCGTGCCCGGGTCCGGGCCGGTCGACTCGGTGCACGCGCTCGTCACGCCGGGCGAGGGAATTCTCACCCCGGCTACCGTGCGCGGTCTCGGTGGTGCGCCTGCCATTCACGCGCTTAACAGCCTGTTCGGTGGCGGCGGGAACGGGCCCACAGCAACCCGTAGCGGCCTGCCCGGGTTTGGGCTTGGCGGGTTTGTTGGTGACCTTCTCGGCGGCATCGGCAGTGCGGCCAGTTCCGCGTGGAGCGCGGTGAAGAATGTCGCCCTGGGTGGGCTCCGCGCGGCAGCGTCGACGTTTTTCGACTCGGTGATCAAGCCGCTGATCAGCAGCATTCCCGGTGGTCAGAGCAGTGAACCGGTCAAAATGCTCGCCGGTCTGGCCAACAAGATCGAAAGTGACATTCTTTCGTTCCTCGGCGCTAAGGACGCGGCAGCGAACGCATCGGGTGCGGCGATCGGTGGCACGATCCCCACGGGCGCGCGGCTCAACATCATCACGAACGCGCTAGCCGCTGACGGCATCCCGCAATCCGACTGGGCGCAATGGGAGGCAGGGCTCAACACCCTCATCACCCGGGAATCGGGATGGAATCCTAACGCGGTCAATCTCACCGATTCGAACGCCCAGGCTGGGCACCCGTCGACCGGTCTCGGCCAAACGATCATTGGCACGTTCGAGGCGTACCGCAACAAGGCATTCCCGGATTCGATGACCAATCCCGTGGCCAACGTCGCGGCCGTCATCAACTATATTCAATCCCGGTACCACGGAATTAGCCACGTGCAGCAAGCCAACGCGAATTTGCCCCCGAAGGGCTACGACGGTGGTGGCTATATCCCCCCCGGTGTGAGCGTCATTGCCAACTGGACCCGTCGACCCGAACCCGTGTTCACCGGCAGCCAGTGGGATGTCATGCGCGCCAACCTGTCCCAGCCGAAAACCAGTGGCACGCACCAATATTTCATCACCAGTCACGATCCTTCGTCGGTCGCGCACGAAATTGAGCGGCGAGAAACCGCGCACATGCGCGCCCGACTGTGACCGGGGGGCGTCGTGCTCTATGACCCGATCTATTACGGTTGCCAATTCGCGCTCGGCGGCATCGTCATCAACGGCAGTACCGACGTCAACGGGTGCGATTGGCTTCTCACCAGCGAAAGTGGCTGGTTTGCCAGCCCAGCCATCAAAACGGCTCGGGTCGACAAGCCAGCCGCGCGCGGCGTGTTTCGTGGTAACGAGTTTCGTGGTGGGCGCGTCATCGTCCTGCAAGGCGTGCTGTCCGCGACGAACAGTGTTGGTGCGTTGCGGTCGGCTGTGCGCACACTGCTGGGGATTTGTCCCGACCCGCACCAGCAGTATCCACTCACGGTCACCGAGGAGTCCGGCTATCAGTCGTACGCGAATGTGGTGCTGGACGGCGAAATCCTGACGACGCCGATCGGCCCCTACGCGGTGACCTTCTCGATTCAACTCGTGGCACCAGATCCACGTAAATTCGCCACGACGTTGACCACGGTGGCCGTGCCGCTCGCGTCCGGCGGGTCCAGTGGTGTCACCTATCCCGTCACCTATCCCGTGTCCTACGGCACGCCAGGCGCCCCCGGGGCCGTGCCCATCAGCAATGCCGGCAGTGCCGACGCTGACCCGTACTGCTCCCTCGTGGGGCCGCTCACCACGCCGAGCCTAACCCGGGCCGACACGGGCGACACGGTGACTTACAACGGGACGTTGGCCAGTACCGACGCGCTGACGATCGATTTTGCCACCGGCAGCGTGCTACTCAACGGAATCAATCGACGCGCACTCGTGACCGCGTTGAACTGGTTCTCTGTGCCCGCGTACAGCTCGGTCACGGTTCTGTTTCGCAGCACCAATCCGGCGGACACCGGGGTTCTCACCGTCACCTATGGCGACGCGTCCTATTAGGAGTCACAGCTATGGCGTGGGCGGGTACACCAGTACAGAGCGCGTCGGCCATTCCCTTGATGAATGCCGCCGGTACCAGTCCGGTCAACACGGCGGCGAACTACCGCATGGGATTGATTGGCGCCGCAGCCGCCCCCGCACCGGGCGGTCCGATCGTGTGGCGCGCTGGCGTGCTGTCCTCGGCCGGCACCAGCACCGGCAACACAGACCTGTCGGTGTCGCAGACCGGTACGGCCAGCGCGTCGGTACTGGTGGCACCCGGCACGTGCGTCATCCCCCGGGCAGGCGCGGCTGGTGGCCCGTACCTCGTCACGTTCACATCCACGTCCACTGTGGTCGGTGACCCGGCATCGTCCACCAATCCGCGTATCGACGTGCTGGCGGTGCAGGTCATTGACGCGGCGATCGGCGACTCGGGAACTCAAGGCGGGCAACTGTTCATCGTCAACGGAACCCCGGGCGCGAGTCCAGCGGTACCGGCGATACCTACCGGCGCGTTGGCTCTGGCGCAAATGCTCCGCGCCACCAACGTCAACCCCATTACCACGGCCAACATCACGGATGTCCGGAAGTCGTCGGCCATGGGCGGTATCCGCGCGTTGCTGCCCGGTGATCTGACCGGCGATGCTGGTTCGTTCGTCGGTGAATACACCCATGACGCGGTGACCGCGCTCAAAAGCGGTCTGCGGTACTGGGACGGCTCGGTGTGGCGCGGCGTGAAGCCATCCGTCAAGACCCCGGCATGGGCCAACGGCACCAGCAATATCACCATACCCACCACGTCGGTGAACCTGGCTACCTGCACCGTGGCCGACCCCGGCTATCCGTATCTGCTCCGCGTGTCCGCACAAATCGACTGGAACGGGTATCCCACCTTCACGGCAGGTTCACCGCCCTATGTCGCGTTGCGGTTGACCCTGGACAGCGTTGGTGGCACCGGCATCGGTTCGGCGAACGGTTTCGCGGCCTGGACGAATTCGTCACTGGACTCGTGGACCGGGTTCCCGAGCCACACCACCGGGCCCTACACCGGGGCGCACACCGTGTATCTCAACGCTTTCGCGGGCGGCATGGCCAGTTGTGTCGCACCCTACGCGGGATGGCTGACCGGCACATTCCTTGACGTTGAAGTGATTCCGTCCTGATCCCGCTGGGGGCGTGATGGCTAAACAGGACTGGACGGTGTACGCGGTCGAAACCACCACCGGACGAGTGGCCGCCGAAATCCCGTTCGTCAACGTCAACCAATGGGGCTACAAGGTCAACGATCCCGGGTCCGGGTCCGTCACGGTGCCCCTCGGTGGCAATGGCATGTCCACTGCGGACATAGAGGAGCTGAGTCAACCGTGGCGGTGGTCCTGGGCGGTGTGTTACCGGAATTTCGTGTGCCAGGGCGGCCCGGTTGTCGGCGAGCAAATGACGGACACCCAGAACAACACGACTGTCACGTTCGCTGGCCTGTGGAAAGTGCTGTCCAAAAGGCTGCTGTTTCCTGCCGCTTTCACGGGCGGCAACCCGGCGGTGAACACCGTCGACACCACATACACGAACGTGACGTATCTCCAGATGGCAAAGAACATCGTCGCCACCACGATCGCGCGAGGCACGTTGCCGATTGCTTTGCCCCCGGACGACCCGGCCGGCACGAACACCATCACGTACTACGGGTTCGACATGAATATTGTCGCGGATATGCTCGTCAACCTCACCGGGTTGGTGAACGGACCGGAAATCGAATTCCGGCCACAGTGGAACACCACCGGTTACCTGCAATGGTTGATGCGCATCGGCTCGCCCCGGCTCGGCCAGCTCGGTTCGCCGTGGTGCTGGGACTACGGGCCCCGGGGGGCGGTACAGCAACTGGATTTCTCCCGTGACGGGTCACAGATGACGCTGTCTGACTATGTACGCGGCAGTGGCAGCCAATACAACCTGTTGGTGGGCAACGCCCAGAACCTGGCACTCATGGCCAACGGGTATCCACTGTTGGAGGATGTCAACGGTGATCACACTTCGGTGACCGATCCCGCGACGCTCGCCAGCTACGCCCAGCAGTGGGTCAACACGTATTCGACGGCGGTCAACATTCCCTCGGCGACGGTGCGTGTTGATGGGCTCGACCTGTCCGGCCGGGTGACCGGTAGTCCGACGCTCGATCAAATCTCGGTCGGCGACGTCGCGAATTTTACCGTGGTCGGTCACCGCCGCATTCCAGACGGCACCTACACCTATCGCATCATTTCCATCGGGAACGGCAGCACCTACGACACGGCTGTACTCGGCCTACAGCCCGTAGTGGCGGTGAGCTGATGACAGCACCCGGATTCGTGCCGCGCCCTGACGTGTCCCTCGTGGACCGGATCGCCAAAATCGAGACCCGGCTACGGGTGATGCAGCAAGCGGCGGCAGGGGCCACCACAGCGGGCGGCGGGGCGCCGTTGTCGAACCTGCCGCCCAGCGCCATCGGTCCCGCGCCCGTCACCGGTACCGGCACCAGCAGCGCGCACACCGACCACGTCCACACCAGCGCGCTAGCCGCTCAACAGGACGTGACCGTGACCGCCCCGGCCGCCGGGCACCAGTTGACGTACACCGGGACCGGATGGGGCAATGTTCCCGTAGCGGTGTCGGCCACGTCAGCGATTACCGCGCCCTACACGGGGCAGATTGTCTACAACACCACCGATGGACTGCTCTATCGATACACCGCCGGTTCCTGGGTCGCGGTGTGCGCGCTCGGCCCGGATAATCAAGTCACGCCGTCCGCGACACAGGTGCATGAGGCGCGTTACCGCGCGGCCACCACCGCGAATCAGGCACTAGCAGCCGGCAACAACGCGGTTCAGTTCGCGTCCGCCGACTATTCATCTAATGATGTCAGCGTCAGCGGTACCGGCAACTCGGTGTTCACGCTGCAACGCGCCGGACTGTGGATCATCGACATTGCGGGCCGCATCGCTGATTCAACGGCTGCCATAGGCAGATTCCTTCAGCTCACCGACTCGACTTTTGCCACGATATATAAGGCCGCGTCGGTACCGGTGGCGTCCGGCACACCCACCGTGGACATCGTCCTGACGTGCGTCATGCGGTTCGCCGTGTCCACAGCGCTCTCCGTTAACGCGGTGTCCTCCGCGACCGGCGCGATTGACCGGGCCACCGCGAGCAATGCCGCCCGAACGTCCATTTCCCTGGCCTGGCTCCGACCCTAGCGAAAGAGAACGCCCTGTGTCCCGCCTGTTCTGGATTGCTGTGGGTGCCGCTCTCGGCATCGCGGCGACCATCATCCGATCCCACGATCACGTCACCCCGGCGGCTACCGATCCGGACCGGGACAGCGTCACCATGGCCGACCTTGCCGACGACGACCACGAGGGCTTTTTCGCGCCCAGCTAACACAAGGGGGCACGGCGTCATGCTCGGTGTCGACCTTTTCCAACAATACAACCTCGTCACGGATTGGCATTTGGTGCGCGCGGCCGGTGTACGCCACGTGTATGTGAAACTCACCGACGGCGGCGGCCTGGCATCCACCCATGGTGATGCCTACACAGCGGGCGCCCGTGCGGCCGGCTGCGCTGTCGGCGGCTACCACTACATGCAAGCGGCACCGTCCCCCGAACGTCAGGCCGACGTGTTTGCCGCCGAGCTGCACCGTTTGCGGGCCCTGGATATCGCGCCAGCGCTGGACCTTGAAGAGTCGAGCATCCCTCCCGCTGTCCGAGTCGACTACGGCCGCCGGTTTCTGCTGCGGTTGCAATCGACATTGAACATGTCCAAGGTCGCGTTGTATTCGTCGGCCTCGTGGTTCACCGCATTGAAACCTGACACGTGGGGGATTTCGGGACTGGTGTCATGGGTCGCGCAATACGGCCCCAATGACGGCACCGAACACCCCATCAACGCGTACACCGGGCACGTCGACGCCCACCAATACACGAGTACCGGCCACATTCCCGGCATCACAGGTGCGGTGGACCTGGACAACATCCTGACCGATATCACGGAAGGGGCCACCATGGCAGTTGATCAGACGGACCTGAACAACATCAGCCAGGCAGCTCTACAGGCATTCATCAGTTTCCGCGTGGCCGGCCCGGACGGCGCGCCTCGCAACCTGTGGGATTCGGAATACGAGAATTTCCGACACCTCGCCGCTGCGAATGCCTCGCTTGTGGCCCTCGCTGCCGCAGTGTCCGCGCTCGCCGCGAAATCCGACATCACGAAAGACGAACTGACTGCCATCGTGAATGACGCGGTTTCTCATCATCTCCAGATCACCGGCACTGTGAACGTGACAGGCACCTGATCGATGTGGATTCCACAGCGCGCACTCGCGCACCTCACCACCGTTATCAATCAACGATTCGACCGAATAGAGGCACGTCTCATGACCACCCAGGCTGACATTGACGCCATTACCGAGAAGCTCGGTACCCTGGCTACTGAACTGACCGCCGACGACAGCGCCATTCAGGCCGCGATCGCGAACATTGCGGCGCAGGGCGTCGACGTGACCGCACTCAAGTCCGCTGTGGACAACCTGTCCGCGACCGTGGACGCCACCACCGCACTCGTCCCGGCCAGTTCGGCACCGGCACCGGAACCCACCCCGGAACCGACCCCGGCACCGGAACCGACCCCGGCACCGACCACCCCGTAACCCGTGCCCTACCCGACAGACGTGGCCGTGGTGACCGTGCACGGTGCCCTGGAACGGGCAGACGGGCGGCCCGACAGCGGCACCGTGTCATGGTCCATCCCCACGCCGCTACGGGACCACACGGGCAACGCGGTCATCGGCCCGGACACGATCAGCGCCGAACTGGCCCCCGATGGCTCATTCAGCGTCACGGTGCCCGCTGTCGACGCGCCCACGCTCACCCCGTCCGGCTGGGCGTACACGGTCACGGTCAACACTGCCGGTTGGTCGACCACGTTTCAGGCGCAAGTGTTCGCGGCTACGCCGAGTGTGGCTTTCGCCGATGTGGTGCCGGTGGCCCTGGTGGGCACGTACGGGACGGCTATCCAGTCGCTGACGGCGGCGGACAGCTCCATCGTGGTCGGCGGCAACGCCAGTGCCGTGACGCTACGGGTGGGCACCGTGTCTCAGGCCGCCGTCACCGGCCTGGCCGCCGCCCTGGCGGCACTGGTGCCGACCGCTACCGTCACGGCCGCAGGTGACCTCCTGGCCGCACTCGGCTCGGGCACGGTGACCCGGCTCGGTGTCGGCACCACGGGCCAGGTGCTCACCGTCGACCCGGGCCAACCCACCGGACTCCGATGGACCACACCCGTGGCCGGTGGCAGTGCCGCGCCCCTGGTCGTTCGTCAGCAACGGGTCCTCACCGGGGACACCACCCTGCCCAACACCGGGGGCGCCTGGGTGCCGCTGTCCGGGTTCGAGCTGGACATCCCGGCCGTGGCGGGGGACTGGGTGGAGATCGGTCTCCATGGGATGCACTCCACCACGGCGACCGCGTTCCTGGACACGGCGATCCTGGTCGGTTCGTCCATCGTGCGGTACCTGTCCACCGGAACGATCAACCCGACTGCCGAAGGTGACCCAGCCTGGTACATCTCGACCGGGTTCACTTCGCAGTCCGGCCCGCTCGGCTTGTCCGTGACCTCCGGTGACCTGGACGGTGGCGTGCTCCGCGTCGCGATCGTCGTGCGGGCACAAGGCAGCGGCGTCCTGTACTCGTCAGCCTCCTATCCCTTCTCGTGGTGGGCCAAGAACACCGGCCCGCACCAGTAGCCCCCGTACGCACACAACAGCCCCCCGTCTGCCTGGTCTCGCGACCGGTCGGCGGGGGGCTTTGTTGCGTGCGGCTACTCAGTGCAGGATCACCACGACGTCGGGCTCATCGACGCGCAGATACAGACAGGCGGGCACATGTTCGTCGTCACAACCCTCCTTGAATCGTCGGGCGTCATCATCGCTGCCGAATTTGACGAGAGTGAACTGTACCGGGTCGAACGGTCCCGGTTCGGTTTCCGGTTCCCCGACCAGCCGGATCTTGTATCGTTGCGCGATGTGACGTGCCGTGGTTTTCATGGTGAACCTCGTCATTTCGGTTTGTTCGATGATTGGTTATCGATCGTGTTGCCGTCCACCCTCTCGATCTCGCCCTGTGCTTTCTCGTGAACCCGGTTGATTGCCTCGCGGCGCTCCACTCGTGCGTCACGTTGTGGTGTATCCCTGACCATCGTTGTCACTCCTCCTGTTGTGCGCGCAGATCTTCGGCTTCCGCATCGAGAATGGCTTGCGCTGCCGGGTCGATCTGTTCGGGTGCGTCGTGCTCAATGATTGCGGTAGCGATTTCATGGATGTGCTTCGTGGCGGTCGCGATTTCCCGTGACGCGGTGAGGCCATGCGGGGTCAACTGGTAGTAGTTCCTTCGGTCATGGGTTCCGTCATCGTCGGTGACGTCCACGAGCCATCCGATACGTCGCAGTTTAACCAACAGGGGCCGCACATTATCCCAAGATACTTGCGCCTCCTCCGCAATACCGGTCGCAAAGATCGGCTGTTCAACACTCCTTGCCAGCACCGGGGTCATCCTGGTCAGCGTGTCATTGAGAGTGAGCGGCTTAATCGTCTGGCGCCACCGATACAGTGTCATGGCGCCCGTCTGGTCATCCTCGGCCGCACGGAGCACGGTCGAAAACCGAACCGCGAGTACCACGGAACACCGGACATACCAATGCAGGGGGAAAATGCGTTCCGCGCTTTCTATGCGGCTCAGCAATGGGACACCGGCCACCAGTTCAGCGCACATCTTAGGCATACTCACGTTGCGGGTCAGGCGGATATCATGGATCAGCGCGCCCACCATACGATAGATGGAGTCGTGAGTGCCCCGTGATCCAACCTGGCTGAATGGCACATCTGTGACCGACAACTGTTATCTCACTTCCTCGTAGCTGTGTTCTCGTGGGGTGTAGCTACAGTGCTGCGACTGCTGTTGATGACGATCATTGCTAGTTCGTGGAGACGATCCAGGTAGGCGCACATCTGGGGGAGTTCCTGCACACCTTGATCCGACAGTCGCCAATAGCATTGACGTTGAGAACCCTCGGCAGTGTCTCTCTGTATCCACCCGAGGGCGCATAGCTGGCGGATTCCATCGTCAGTCCTATTTCGGTCGAGCCGAGCCTCCGTCGCGATTTCCGCCTCATGAATAAAACGCGTCGGACTATCGCGAAACACATCGACGATGGCCAGAGTTGTTTTCCGCAGGGGATACGGAAAATTAAATCCGGAGACAATGTCCTTAGTGTGATCCTGGACTACTTTGACAAGCACACTGAGATCAATGTCCAGCGCAAAACAGACCATGAAATAATGCATCAAGGGCGGTTCGCACCGGCCCGTCTCAATGCGCGATATCATCGACTCTGCGGAACCCAACGTAGTAGCGACACTATTCACGGTCACGTTGAGTGTGCGCCGGATTTCCCGCAGCAGACGGCCGGTGGCCGGGTACACCTCCGTGTTCGAGAATCGAAACCGCACTACTATTTACCTTCCCTTTTTCTCTCTTTGGACGGCATCCCGGATATGGACCTGGGTGAATCCGAAGATGCGGGCCAGGCGGAAATCAGTCGACCGTTGCCCCTGGGGAGTGGATCTCAGATAGGCGAGTAACTCGGCGTAACGCTCATCGTCGGTGACCCCGGTCGCGGTTGGTTCGCGGACAATCATGGTTCCGCCTTCCTAGTGGCTCCACTTCCGCGATGACTCGCCGAGCGAACTCCTGTGAGATTTTCAGGTCCCGTGCCATCTGGGCCACGGTTACCCGCGCCCTACGGGGCGTGGTCGCGAGGTATTCCCGCAGGCGTGCCGCACGTTCCTCGTCACTGAGTGGCGGCGGGTCCGATTCCCTCGTCGGTGGCACCCAGTGCCCCACACGCTGGCCAGGGGGCACCATGACGGCTACCGCGAATGCTTCCGCGCCGAGTCGTTTCACCACCGCCAGCCGTTCGGCGACATATACACGGGACAGACCGAACCGGGACGCCAGCCACGTTGAAGTGTGCGTCTCGCCCAGGTGATCCCACAGGTATTCATTCAAATCTCGAATGCGCGCCTGTTCCAACTCTAGTTCGTGAATGCGCGCCATTTCGGACTCTGACCGGGTCACGGGGCATCACCTCCTGTTGTGGTGGCAGTGGCAGTACAAATATCGGATCGGTGTTCACGGGGATTTCTTCGGTGACCACGCCGCATAACAGTTGCGCGGCATCCTCGCCCGACAACAGCATGGTGTCCGGCCCGGACGAGGTATCCGCGTGCGCAGGGGTACGCCGAGCGTGGCTCGGGTGCGTGAGACGTGCCTGCCGGTATCGACGCTGAACGGTTCTCGTCCGATCCATGAGCGCCTGGTGCCGTTCGATATCTTCCGGCAATTTCTTGTCAAGCTGGGCGCGCACATCGACCGCGCCATAGTCTCCCGTAGCGTGCTCACCGCGAGTCGACCGGCCGGACAGCCACAGAATCAACGGTTGCAACACAAACACACCCACCAGGGCGACGAATGCGCCGACGCCCAACATGACGATGTCTCGCGCGGTGAGCGTCATGGTTTCCACCCTGGGGTCAACCAAGAAATGAACCGGGCCCACCATGACCGTGTGTCGTAGAGAATGACGGCCGCCCTGGGGAAATCGGTGATGCTGTACGTCGGATGTCCATCGGTCTCCGACCAGCGGTGCGTAATGATCTGCTGAGTCTCCAGCCACGACAGCACGGGATACAGTGACATGGGCGTGTATCCGGTAACGGTGCGCAGCTCGGACATGGTGCGCTCGTTGTAATCCGAATCCATGAGCGCGGCGACCACAGCTTGACGTTTCGTGACGGGCATTCAGGCATCCTTACCGGGACGAAAGGTGATAGGTCGAATATCTGGCATGTGAAACTTCTCGGGCAGTGGCACAAGTGGCGCATGGAAATAGGGCGGTAGCGCCTTCAACTGTTGCGCCGTCTCGTGAATATGCCCATCCGCCCACATCCACACCACGAAACGCGGATCGGTCGGCTCGAATGCATCCGGTGACGTGCGGTAGGCCACCACTCGGCCATCTCGCCAGACAGCAAACACATCCCACCCGCCACCAGCGCAGCGGCGATACACCGCCGTGGCCATCGGGTGGTAATGGCGGCCGTAGAAACGACAATTCCACGTGCCGAAATATTCTCGAATGATCTCTAGGTCATCTTCGGGTGTGCGGTCGACGTAGGGCATGGGTATCGGTGGCGGCAGCAACACCGGCCGAATACGACGACGACGCATCCACGTCACCAAGCACCCGGCGCCGAGCACCACGGCCACGACCGCCAGGGTCACGACGGCCGTCACGGGTGACCTCACGACGCCTGTCCCTGCCCCTGGTGGGCCGCCGCGTGCTGACACTGGGCGTGGTGGACGACCGGCCGGCGTTCACGGTCGGCAACCCGTGCCGCTTCCTGGGTACGACGCATCATCACCTTGGCGCGTAGCTCGGGACTGTCCAGGTAGCTCGGTATCCCGTACCGCGTGTCGGCCCAATCGTCAGCCAGCACCATGGCGTGTACCTGGTGCCATTCGGCTTCGGCCTCCATCTGCGCCCGCTTGTCGCGGCCGGTAATGAGTAGCCACACAATCCAGCCGATCACCACAGCGGTACCGAGCCACTCAATGGCCAGCTCTAGGCCATGCGCATGTCCGGACAACATTTTACTTTCACCTCGTGTAGGCGGTCACCATGAATCCGGGTAACGGGATGCGCCACGGGCGATTACAGGAATAGCCACGGCGCGTTGCCGTAAGAGAGGGACACGGCCAGGGGCCATCGGTGCGGACGACCGATGTGGCCCCCGGCCGCGTCCCGGGGCGGACGGCTGGACTGGCAGCCCATCGCCCGGCAGGAAGCCCACCAGGGGCGCCCGGGGAGGGAGGGCATTCCCTGCGGACGCTCGCGCCTGGTGGTTCCTGCCCTGAGTCCCCCGGGGCCTGGTCTGGCGTCCCCACGGGGGCGTGGTGCTGGTGACACGACGACGGGGGCTATCGGGGAGGAGGGACCGCCCCCGCCGTCGTGTCAGCGGCCTGGCAGCGTGAGGGGCGTCGGCACGTAGCCACGCGAACACCGCGTGTGCACACATGTCGTGCTCACCTCCGGACGTAGGGACCGGGTAGCGGCTGCCAGGCCGCGTCTAGGGCTGACGGGGTCAACGGCGGCGGACACCGATCCGCAGGTCGGGACGGAGCCTTGCCCGCGACCGGTACGCCGTGACCCCGTCAGCAAGGGAGACAGTACAGGGGAGATTGTTCTCCCGCACTACATAGATCGGGTGACTGTTCTCCCTGGCCCGACTACGGCTAGTGTGTGTCTCATGCCGAGTACGCCCACCAGACGCAAGCGACGAGTCGGACAGGCGCTCGCCGCTCTTCGGAAGGCTCACCATGACCCCGTGATCACGGTGCAGGACGTGGCCGACCTACTTCAGAAGACAGCGGCACAGGTGTCAAAGTACGAGAATGGCCACAACCTGTGCGCGTTCGCTGAACTTACTGCGATGTTGGTTTATTTCGGTGCAACCGACGAACAACGACGCGAGATCGGGAGCTACTGGCAAGACGCGAAGCAAGACAGTCGGAAGATTCAGGGCTCGTCTGCTGTTCCCCCTAAGTTCCGCGCCTTCTTGCGATCGGAAGCCGATGCATCCATTGAGCGGACATTGCAGCCAACGGCGATGCCTGGACTATTGCAGACTGGAGACTATGCGGCTGCTGTTCATCACGCATCGCGAAGAATCGTAGATCCTACAGTTGACGCGGCCAAGGCGACTGCCGCTCGATTGGCACGCCAGCAATTGTTGTCCGGACCAGAGCCCCTGGTCTTGCACGCGCTAATAGACGAGGGCGTCATTCGTCGAGTGGTAGGCAGTCCTTCTGTCATGGTCAACCAGTTGGAGCATCTCCTGGTGGCCGGACAGGAAGATAACGTCACGATTCAGGTAGTCCACGAGGACGCCGGCGCCTATGGCACCATGTCCGGCCCGATGATTATTCTGGGGTTCGATACTCCGCCTGATTCTATTTATCTGGAATATCAAGGCGGTGGAGAATGGATCGACGACAAGGAGACTATTGATAAGTTCAGTGCCATGTTCAATGACACAACAGCCCAGGCGCTATCCACTGCGGAGTCGGAGGCGCTGATACGGGCTCGGATTGCTGAACTAAAGGGACGGAATTATGCCGAAAAGGGTATGGCGCACGAGTAGTTACAGTGGCGGTGGCAACGAATGTGTAGAGGTTGCTGTAATGGACGCGGAAACGGGCGTTCGAGATAGCAAGGCTCCCAACGATGGCGAACTGCTTTTTAGTGTAGTGGCATGGTCACTGTGCCAAGCCGCCATCCGTGAGGGTCAACTCATGTAACGTCTCCTCCTCGCGGCCCCCGTCGTCAGCCCACCGGTTGGCACGGGGGCCGTGGCGTGTCCTCGTCACTGCTCATCGTCTAGATCATCCTCGTCCGGATCGTTGTCCGGCCATTGGAACCCCACCGGGGCACGCGCGCGGCCGTAAGCGTCGCACTCGAAACACACCCAGGACAGCAACGGGGGTCCATCGCCGAGCGGCAACCGGTACACGTGCACGCCATGGTGGCCGCAGAACGGGCAGGGCGGATCTGTCACATACATCAGCAGCCCCCCTCTGGTTGGATGCGGATAGCGGAACGGGGGCCAGCCCAGGGAGGGCCCAGCCGACCCCCGTTCCCTCGTTGAACGGCCCCATACCCCCCACCCCACGCGAAAGGGAATGGGAACCGTTCAGCCGCCAGGTTGCGCGACTCACCCGGCGGCACGTTTGTGTTGCCCTGTCAAATTGTCAAAGGGCGGCATCAGTTACGGATTACAGTTCGCGACAGCGATAAACTCGGGCTCGTCATGTGTCAGCGTGAGCCATTGCGCGATCATGGCCGTTTCAACGGGGGCGCCTTTCATCGGCGGGTGTGCGCACCACGGGGTCATGTCCGGTAGGTGATACACATTGCCGACATAGCCGTATTGGATTAACCACAGGCCACCGATGGACCCCGTCACCATGATCTCGCGACATGACCGGTATCGCTTCCGTTCGGCTGGTGTCAGGAGGGACAGTAAGAGACGTTCCGCCTGGTCTGTTGCGGCCGGATCACGCTCTTGCCGCCGCACATAGGCGTGCAGTGGCCACGCGTGATCTATGCTGTACCAATCCACCGCTAGCCGCCTGAGACGGGGTGGTGCAACACGATGCGAGTGGCGTCGGGCGTGAATTCGCGGATGGCGTCACCTTCGCCCGTCGCTCCCACTGTGTACGCAAGGTACCCCTGTTTCACGCGTAGTTCGAACACCTCGCGGGCCGTATCGACTGAACGCGGGTTGTCCAGTGACCAGGTCACCGTGTCTTGACGCTTAGGCGTGCACACCTCCATGGTGTGCGCAGGAGACGGGTCAGTGCTCGGTTTCGGCTGGAGTGTCGCGAGAGTCATTCGTCGCACTTCCTTCTAGTGATTCGAAAAGATCGGAACAGTCGATGCAGCAACACGCACAGGGCGAACGATCATGGCTCGGATCTTCCCGCTGGCGTTGCTCGTGTTGGCCTTGCCAATCAAGCTGTTGTGCGATCACGGGCGCCCCTTCTCGCTGGGTAAGCTGTCACGCGGTAACCGCCGGTACCGTTCCCGCCGTTTGGCGCTTTTCTTGGCATTGGCTGTCACGCACGGTTCACAGCGGCACCGATGGTTGACATACGTTGTTGCTTTACCGTGCGATTCTGCCGGTAACGGCGCGACCCATCGTCCATCGATCAACTCCCGCCGAGCTGCGCGTCTGTCCCGTGCGTTGATCACGCGCGCCCGGTGTGACAGCACGCACGTCTCACAACGACATTTCCGGTTATAGGCCGTGCCGGTCTCATGAATTCGGGGTTCGTCTGGCGCTGTCACCGTGGCCCCCGAATTGTCAACTCGGTGTACGGCGGCAACGTATCCATCAGAACATCCACCAGGAGACCGTTCGCTGCCGACGGTAGATAACAAATCCACTGGTGTAGGCCGAACTTGTCACGGCCCATGTAGGTACAGTCCATCGGCTCAACATGTCCATCTGGATAGGACACCCGTAGACCGCCTGGTGGTTCCGGCTGTTCCGTCATGAGATCACCTCGTCGCGGTAGTCAAGATGAAACATGCCGGCCATGACCATTTCACCGCAATACCCACAGTGGTACTGGCCCAACGGAACGCCTCTCAGTTGTTGCGGTTCCCATGGCCACGGACACGGTTCACCTTCCATCGTCAACGGCCCCACGATCCCCTCTGCCGGTAACACGATGCTGGTAGCGTCCTTCGGGTCAATCTCCCACCACGGCCGGCTCACAGCGGCCCTATTCCGTGGCATTGCCGGACCCGGTTCACCTCGGCCAGCACCGCCCGTGACTCCATGCGAAACGAACCACGCCACGGCGCGTGACCGCCGACCAGGTGCGCCAGGGTGCCGACCGCGACACGCAACTGACATTCCATGTGCACCGGGGCGAGTGTGAATTGCAACCCGGCGCCTGGTTTCAGCAGGACACCCGAGGTGATCGAACCCCGGTCCGCAGCCACCACCGGTTCTGTGCACTGTAGACATACGTCACCGACCGGGGTTCCGATGCGCGTCGCCCCCTGGTGCAGCCCGGGCGCCCAGGGCTGGCCGAAATACAGGCCATTCACGAGCGCCCCCCGGGACTGTGCACCGGACACCCCGGTTCCACCTGAGTGGACCACGCGCTATCACTCGCCGCTGGACACGTACAACCGACGCGACGCGCCATCTCCGCACCGGGGGCGTGAATCTGGCACCGAATATCGATGACGTACAGGATTTCTCCGCAGGCGTCGCGTCGGCCACCCTGATAACCGAGTCCATCTGCATTAGGTGCCGCCGGACAGCGACACCCGACCATGCGCGCGGCAGCGCTTCCGGGGGCCATGCGGGATGGCAGACCCATCATGTTGGCGTCACCTCCTCGTTATCGTCGCTACCGTCGCCTGCGGTCCACCAGTCCAGCGGGTCACGGTCGGCGTCGGTGACCCATTGATACGTGGCACACGGCCAGGCGCGGCCGCACTCCATGCATATGCCCATCAGGACACCGTCAGCGTTGATTCCGTGGGTGTGCAGCTCACCGACACGGGCCAATCGGTTGACCGCGTCGCGTTCCGGATCGGGATCGGGTGGCGTCGTGGCCTGGTCGCTGACGAACTTCAGCAGCAACAGCAACCCATCCGAATGGATGCCGCTTTTGCCGCGCTCGAACCTGTTCAGACTGTTAGTGGACACACCGGTTTTCTCGGCTGCCTCCCGCAATGTGAGCCCCTGGCGACGGCGGGTTTCCAGGACCAGCATCGGCAGGTTTTCCAGAACGCTGATCAGTTCGTGGTAGGAGGTGAGCGGCCTCATCGTCGCACCTCCGCACCCTTGCGCCGGTAGACCGTCAGAGAACAATGAATCGCTGAATAAGTGACGTGCTGCGGGCTCACGCCGATCTCGTCCCAATCCTTATCCAGCAACATGAAAAACTCGTCATCCGCGCAACACCCGCCGCTTGATTCGCCCACGTACACCACGACGTCACCGTTGTAGACGCGCAAGGCATCCGCAGCCATGGGACTGCTGTAGGGCGGCCAACACAACAGTAGCGCCCGCGTCGGATATTCGCTGGCCTTGTCCGGGCCGCCCTGGTGCACCGGGTGATACTGAATCGGCTGACACCACGGGTTGTCATCGCTGCCCGTACGGATATCAAACGCCAGGACATCGACGTCCGCTTGCGACAGTTGCCACGCCCAATAGCCGGTGCCCGCGCCGATCTCCACCACGGACCGGCCGGCTAGACGCTGGGTGAGCCACCGAATGTCAGCCGGTGTCGGAATAGCCCAAGCGTACGTCCACACCAGATCATGGCGGGTCACAAGCTGGGGATAGCCCTTACTCAGTCCCGGTGTCGGTGAGACCGCAACGGCATGGTAGCCCCACGGGCTGCTCACGTCGTCCAGTGGGAACTGACGGATGATATCCCAGTAAGGGTTTCGCCCCTGGGTGTCTGGCTGACCGTGCGCGCTGTCCGCGAGTCGCTCTAGCTGTTTGCCTGACCACGAACGGAATCCGTTGACCGACCACCGTTCGTGAAACTCGGCGATCAGAGCGGCAGCGTCCACCAGTTGCCTTGCCGACTCCTCGTCATTCATGTGGCGTCCCCGGTGGCCAGTGGTCGGTGATCCAATCCGGGACGGCATCCGGATAGAGCCACGCCACGAGGGCGGCCAGTGTGTCAGCCGACAAGCGGTGGCCGTGATCTAGCTTGCTGAGACCGCTGGACGCCATGCCGATCTCGCGTGCTGCATTGCGTCGCGACAGCAACCGGGTACGACAGGCCGTGTCCAGATCAGCGGCCAGCTTCGCCCAGTTCACGTTATGACGGGGCCGTGGTGTGCTCACGTGTCACCCCCGTCGCCGTAGGGACCGTATCGAGCCACACGGGGCAGGTTTGCGGAGACTGTGTCGCCCGCCGGCTGCCAGCCTCACCGGGGCCGCCTGGGGGTCAGGAGAAGGTAGCGCGGGCTCGTCACCGGCCCACCGAGACAACACCGCACCCGCCGCGAGTGACCATTGGCTTGTCCTGATCGCCACCCGCAGGACGCGGCGCACCACCAGCAGTGTCAGCACACAGGCGTGTTGCCGCGCGGCGACCGCGATTTCATGTCGTAGCGTCGTCACGGGCGCCCCTGCGGAATCATGCCGTCCAGTAGACGAGCGCTCGCCACCAATCCGGCCGTTGTCAAATGTGCCACCACATCGTGAGGCGACTTCGCTACCGGCTGTTTGCCACGGTGGCGTAGGACATGCAATTGATACTCGGTTTCCAGCGCACACCAGAACCGTGCCGGAATGCCCAGCGCCGACTCCAATTGCAACGCGACCTGATGGCTGATACCGATCAGACCTTGGGTGATCTGGTTGATATGTTTCGTTGAGATGCCTGTTCGTCGCGCTAGCTCGGCTTGGCTCATGTCCAGCGCGGCCAGTGTCTCGCGCAACGTGTCACCCGGCGGCGAAGGCGCCACTTCGGTGGCCCGGTCGTCCGTCATCACCATTCCGTCTCTAGTCGCACCGCTGTACGCGGCGACCGCACATCGACCGACACCGCGACGTCTTGCCGCGACCGGGGTATCTGTACTACCGCTGTCCACACGTGCCCGGACGAGGAGGCACCCCGTTCGTAACGCACCGGCAGCGCGCGGCCATCCGGTCGGGTGACGCGTACGTCGGCGCGCGGCACGGTACGTAGTCGACACCGACGCCACCAACGCATCACGAGGCGGCCCGGGATCGGGTTTTCTTGGTGGCCGTGGCACGGCGCGCGGGTGCCGCCGGTTTCTTCGCGGCCTTCGCTGGACGAGCGGCCCGCGTCGACGCTGACTTGTGCCTGGCCTGTGCCTGTTGAATCTCGAAAATGCGTACATCGGTACGGCTGATCGCGAGCCCCGGTTCCGATTTGTAGCCATCCGGATACTTATAGAGGGGCTTGAGTGGTTTGAACCGTGCGTTCATTCGGTCGATGCGTTCTAGGCCGCATTCAGGACAGAGTCGGGTTTTCTGCCACACCAGTGACAGTCCGGAACCGTCTGCCACCCACTCATTGAGCGGCGTCGTGTAGGGATGACACAGGCCGCGACAGTTCACATAGGCATAGGTTTTCAGAAACGTGGCTACTTCTGTCGCGTGTTGCTCGTCCAGTGTTTCGATTGTCACGATGCCGCCCTACCTCGCGCGCTACTCGCCGTGCTGCGCCGCGTCGTCGATGCCTTCCGGGGTTTCGTCACCGGTTCCGGCTCGAACTCCAATTCGGGGTCCGCCTGTTCGGTGTCGGTCGTAGGGTCGTCGTCATCGTCGTCGTCACGGCGTGGAGTCACGGGACTGTCCGATCGGTGCTTTGCCTGCCACGCTGCCGCCAGTGACCGGGGGATGCGGCCTCGTTCGCCCAGTGACGGATAGCCGTGCGACGCGCCCCACAGGCGTATCCGGCGCCGGATCTCGGCGAACTCTTCTTTCTCCGCTGGGCTGGCGTTGGGGGGCGTCGACCACCAGTCTTCGGCGCCCTGGACCTCGTGGCTTGCCCTGATGGCGGCTACCGTTTGATGATTGCTGGGTTTCGACGCTTTACCCGCTGGTCGGGCGTGGTCAATCCAGAAACCTATTTCGGCGTCCAGTTGGGCCGCATTCGCGGCTGCCAGATCGATGGCGTACGACTTGCCCCGATAGGAAAATTCCACGGTGCTGGCATCGGGGGTAGTGTCGACGTCGTCAAGCACTTGCAATACCTTCATAGGGCCGTACTCCTCCCGTTACGTTCGCGGGTTACAGGGGAATGAGGAGATGCGCTAGGCCACCTGGTCGCGCTGCCGGTACTGGGCCAGGACGTTATCCGGGATGCGGCCCCGGTTGGACAGGAGGATGCCGACCTTATTGGCCCACTCCCGGATGCGTCGATTTTCGGCCGGATCACTGGTGCGCCGTGACGCGCGAGACTTCGTGACCTTCGGCCGCGTTCCTGCCGGCCGCGCGTGACGAATATACGGCGCCAGTGCCTCGTGAAGCTCTTTCACATGCTGTTCGGACAAATCGATCACATACGCACGATCGCCCACACTGAACCGCACCGTTTCGGCGGCGGTTTCCTCCTCGTCCAGATCGTCAATCAGTCGGACGTTCACTTGCTGCGCCATGGCGCCTGCCCATCTGTCACGGTATGTAAAGTCGTGCGCCAGGTGACTCGTAGCGCGTGTTACTCGGCATTTAACACGTGGCGCGTGTCACCCGCAACGCAAGTCGCGCGATATCAGGAAAACGCCCCGATCGGGTGACGGGGCCCGGGGGGGTTGCGGCAACGTCGCTGGTCAGGGACCTAGGGACGATGATGGGGTTGACCACTGGTAAGTGAAATCTGTTCGGTTATTCACGGCAGCGTGACCGGATCAAATAGGGCCCGCAGCGTTCCGATTTGCTCGGCGGATAGCGGCGGCCAGTGGCTCACCATGTCGCGGATATAGGCCGCGAGCACGGGATCAGGTTCCGGTGTCGGCATGTCCGCCGAGTAGACCGGCCGTGGCCGCTGGGGCTGACAATCGGGGATGTCCGCCATGGGGGACTCCACACGTACGCGGGTGCCTACCCTGGGGAGGTCTGTCGTCCCCCGTGGCGCCCGGTGAGCCAGTCTCTCGACTGTAGAGACAGCGACGGGGCCCAGCAACCGGTGTCGGCTATCTGGGCCCCGTGCGCGGGTGGTTCTGCGGTTACGCGGCCATCGTGACTGACCGGCCGATGGACGAGGGGATCGTGTAGCCCTCCTTCGGGGTGATCCGGATCAGTCTCGGATCGAAAATACGGCTCTGACCCTCCGGTGCCGGCAGGATTGTCACATCCAGCAGCAGCCCCAACGCGGCACGGCGCACCGACAACGGCTGTTGATCCCATGACGTGCGCACATCAGCGGCAGCGATCATCGGCGCCAGCGGCGACTCCACCACGGCCGACGCCAGCAACTCGTCAATTTCGGCTAGTCGAGTCTGCCCCTTGCGGGTACCGGCGAGCATCTGGGCCCGGTCGATCAGTCCTTCCGCGCGGTCTTCGGCCAACTCGACCAGGTTCCGGCGAATCGTGGCACATTCCGCGCGTAGCTTTTCCGAGTCAATCGGCGCCTTGCCCTTCCGGACCAGCAAACCGGCCGCTTCCGGCTGGGACAGCATTTCGATGATGGTACCGACGACCAGCACGTCGACGGGTTCCACACGTCGGCCCAGGTGCCCGTTCGTGCACACATAGGTAGGGGTCCGCTTGCCGGATTTGTTGACCACGATCCGACCACCGTCGCATTCTGGCTTGCCGCATTCGTAGATGCAGGAACCGAACCACACGGGCGCGTTACTGGGGTTGTTGTTGACGGCCCGGTCTCGCAGTATGCGCACCACTTCCCGGTACATGTCCACGGGAATGATGGGGGCCCAGGGCGCTGACCCGATTTCCTCGCCCTGGTAGATCTGAATGCCCGCGTTGCGTTCCCTGATCAAAATAGCTTTCAGTGTCCGCGTGTCCCACTGGCCCGTGCCCGTGGTCGTCGGCACCCCGGCGGCTTTCAAGTCGCGTACCTGTTCCTTCAGCGATATACCCTGAAGGACACGGCGGGACGCGGTCGCGATCACCGCGCACTCGTGCCAGATCTTCGTGACGCCGTCCTTTTCGAAACCGTAGGGGCGTGTCCCGCCGCCGTATTCACCCGCGTACGCCTTGCGTTCCCGTGACGCTGCCACGCGGCGCACCGTGTCCCGACTCGACTTGTTGCCCATCGTCACCATGACCCGGGCCATCGTGATCTCGGCGTCCGTTCCGCCATCGGTGAACGTCAACGAACCGGCCAGGGAACGAGCGTTGATCTTGTGTGCCTCGGCAATATCGATCAAATCTTCTAGGTCACGGGGGTCACGCATCGCACGGTCCAGGTCTTCAGCCACTAGGGCATTGATCCGACCGGATTTCATGTCGTCCAGAATGGACTGAAAACCTGGTCGCCACACGCGCAGAGTGTACGTGCCATCGGCCTGGTACACCCTGCGTCGCTTGAACGCGGACGCCCCGCGTTGCTTCCCCGTTTTCGACTTTGCCAGGTCGTTTTCAATCACCACGCGATCAATCGTCCAACCCAGCCGCGCGGCGAACTCGCGGAGTGCCTTCTCCCGATCGGCGAACGTCTTGCCGATGCCCTCTTCCGTCAGGTCCGTGTCGCGCAGGTCGGACAACCGGATGTAGGCGTCCGCGACGATGGGCGTGTTGACCGCCGTGAGTGCGGCTCGGTTCCGGCTGCTGGTGGCGGTCATCGCGATTCCCCTTCGTTGTTGCGAAGGACAATCACTGTGACCGTGTCCGTCATGGCGGTCAGATCCTCGGCGGTACCGGCGGCCATGGTTCGGCACACTTTGGCCAGGTGTTGAGTGCACCCGAATTTGCCCTTGGATGGGTGCTGCATCGGGTGAACGTAGAATGTTGCGATATAGGTGCACTGCATATCGGGATAGTGAGTCATGGGCGCGCTGCACCGATCACGGTTCGCCGGCATCAAGCACCCCCGTCGAGCCGTTGGATTTTCCCGTGGTCACCGGTGGCCGGCAAGGTGTTCAGTACCAGGTTCAGGGCACGGGCAATGTGCGGAGCGCAGCAATTCATGCCACCGCTACCATCTGTAAAATAGGTCACAAAATGCGTGGCCTTTTTGCCGCACATGCTGTCAACGCCTCGATACTTGGTCCGCACCTGACATATTGCGCTCATCAGGCACCCCCGTCAATGTGCGACGTGGTAGGGCGCTTGTGCTTGCGTAGATTGCCTGCGCTGGTGAACGTGGCCCAGCCGCCGCACTCGGTGCAGAACGCGCCATTGCCGCTCGCGCGACCGCGTCGAACCAGCCTGGTCCTGTCGTAGGTCTGACCAGCGCACGAAGTCGGGTCCACGGCGGCCTTGACGACGGGTGCGCCTGGGAAACAATGCGTACACAGTGTGTGTGCCAGGTCCGCGAGTTCGGCGATTGCTTCCGCTTCACTGCGACCGGAGTATTCCGGCAACCAGTGCCGTTCCGAACGGTACAGGCCACGGTCCAACGTTCCGCCGACACAGTTGTCACCAGAATGCACGTGTTCGACGATGACGAATCGCGTCCAACGGCGCCGGCCGTGTTCGGCGTTGAGCCGCTCGAACTGGTACCGGTTGGCGTTGGCCTGTCGATCGGTTTCGTCATAGTTGGCCATGGTGGTAGGCGCCATGTCGGCATACGACAGATTCACGGTACCGGTTTCGATCTTGTCCCGTAGCGCGGCCACCGCGTCCGCGTCGGTCATCGACCACTGTTCGCGTCGACCGATCCGACGTTGCTTGTCACCGGCCGCCACGTGCACGGTGCCCAGGATCATCCTCAGGCGCCTAGTCAGCCCGTGATACTCGGTGTCTAGGGCGGCCAGGGTGGTGTCAATCTCCACCGGGGTGCGGCTGGCTAGGTTGGTCATTCGGCGGGCCGCGTCGGTGGCGGCATCCATCAGGCACCATCCGTGATGTGAGCGGACGCGCGGTCACAGTTGCCGTGCGCGTCCAGCGGCCGGTCACACGAGCCGGTACCGGTGCCCTTGCGCGCGTTCGCCTCGCACTCGCGGTCACCGAGCGCCTTCGCGATGCGCGCCCTGAGTGCGTCCTGACCGTTCGCGCAACCGTCGCGGTGCACGATGCCGGGGCGCCCGCATTCCGGGCAGTCCATCAACGGCGCCGTGGGGTCCGGGCTGTAACCCTGTTCCGGAGTCAACCAATCAGACACCACGTCACCCACGGTCCGGATCACCGTGAGCTGTGCCATGAGGGCCGCCGCGTCCACCGGGTCACGTCGTTTCACTGCCTTTTTGCCCGGATGAATGGACGCGATCAGCTCTGGGAACGGCAGCACTACGCGTCCTAGACGCTGAACCAATGCCGTGGCGGTCTGCCACAGTCCATCGATGCGGTGGGCCAGGTTGCGGATGTCCATCGGGGTACCGTCGACCGTTTGTGCCCGCGCATTTTCGATCAGGTTCCGGGCCACCCGGTCAATGCGTTCGAGTAGGTCAAGCGTCGACACCTTCGGCTCGGTGACGGGCCGCTGGGCGACCGGCGTGGCAACCTTGGCGACAGTGACCGGGGCAGGGCCGAAATCGTCCAGTGAGGCAACCAGCGTCGGCGGGACCAGGCCACGCGACACCAGGGACGTGCGCACCGGGTCCGCAGACGTGCTAGCGACCGGGGCCGTGGGCGCCGGAATCGTGATGAAATGCAACCGCGTCCAGTCACAATCAAACTTTGCTCCCTCTGGCGACCCGTCGTACCGGCGGATTTCGTAGCGGATTTCACCATCAGGCATGGTTACCAGGAAAAAGGCGTAGAGCTTGCCGGACAGGGTGCGCGTCCAGTTGCGCGTAGTGCCGTTGCCGGGCTGGCGTGGCGGGCTAACACGGATCGGGCTACGGGGGCCAGTGGTGTTTACAGGCAGGGGGGGGACAGTGACCGGGGTCGCCAGGTACTCGCGCAGTTCCGGAACGTTCGGCGTGTCGAGCGCGTCATTGTCCAGCGCTGCCAGGAGTGCCGCGCGGCCCGCGTCGTTGATCTCGTGCGTCATGCCGGGGGTGATCAGCTCTCGTGTCACCAGTGCCACGCGGGTGCTGGTGGCCGGGTAGGGCACGCGCCAGTCGTCGCGGCCCATGGCCTCATAGGCGTAGTGGACGAGACCGGCGACCATGGTCTGAGAGAGTTTCAGGTTTCGGGTGGTGCTCATATCGGGGGTTCCCTCTGGTGAGTTGGTGTGCGTGAGTGCCCGTGTGGGGAGTCGAACCCCACCGATCCGGGACGGGCGACCGATCAGACGATTGCGGGGGGAAATTCCCGAGTGGCAATCCAGCGACGAATGGCGCTCTCGACACGGGCCCGGTCGCGGCTGTCCGCCATGGTCATCGGCTTGTCGCTGGGGAAGTACGGGGCCCAGGTGACCGCGTACCACACGCCCTGTGCGCCTAGGCCAGGAACGTAGCCACCCTGCGCATCGAAACGAAGTTCCGCCCACATGCCCAGGTCATTGGCGTACCGGGTGTTGGGGGTGATCGTGGTGGCGGTGGTGGTGCTCATGTGGGGTTCCCCCTGGTGAGGCGGTGTCGTGCTGTCTAGGTCCCACTGTACGGATGCTTGGTACTCCGGCAAGACGAACTAGCAGGCATCCGTACAGTTCGTTACACGATCGTGACACCCGACAACTGTCCTGGCCTGGCGAACTACGCTCGGCGACTAGCCATCACGCAACGTGCGATGCCGTTAAGGTGTGGCGAGCCACCAGCCAAGTACCCAGCCGCCAACCAGGCCAGCGGGAACGAGCACCCAGAAGATACGGACCCAAGCCGGTTCATCAGCATCCATATACAAGGCACTGAAGATCATTCGGATACCCCCTCCTGCGACCGCGAAGATGAGCGCAAAGATGAGGGCCACAGTGCCGGCCTTGAGATCAAACGTCACCATGTCTTGTTTCCTTTGCGTCGAGCGGTTCACCACGATGCGTACGCGGGCGCAACCGGTTGACGTCGTAGCCCTGCTCCGCGTCCCGAGCCGCACGCTCGATCACCTCGTCGGTGAGCACCACGCCCCCCGATGTCCCGTGACCAGTGAAAGCGTGGCACCTGCCGCAGTAGCCATGCCGCTGGTCTTCGGGATGCGCACTAGCGGCACCGCAGACGGGGCAGGTGAACTGTGTCGCATCCTCCGCTTGGCGAGACCAGCGGAACTGAGTCGTCTCGGGCTCGTCTCGGCGTTCCAGCACTCCACCGGACACCAAGGCCATCAGTGCGACGTGAAGTGCATCCCCCGAGCGGATTGGCCGACCAAAGGATGCTCTTGTTCGGATACCAGTCGTCATCTGATTCGAAAATCCCCAATTCGCGACCTAGTGCAAACCCGGCAATGTCCCAATCTGTCCAGTCTGCCAGCCTGTTCTTCAGTGTCACATCATTATGCCTGTCATGCTATGTTCCTGTTCTCCCGGTCAACAGCCTCGTTGTAAGCGTCAACCGCCCGGTTGTACTCATCGATCTTGCGCGCGTCCGTCAAGAGTAGCCGACGAATCGATGACAGGAACCACCATTTCTTAACGCGCATCGCAATACCGGTCATAGGACGCCCTCCGACAGTTCGTGCTGACATGTTGGGCACCGTGGCGCGGTAACCCTCCGCAGTGCCCGATCCAACAATTTTGGTGCGCTGATCCCCATTTCCTGACAAAGTTCCACCATGCGCGGAATGGAGCACCCGCGAATCCCTTGTTCATAGGTGGCCAGAGTATTGCGCGGAATGCTTAACCGGTCGGCCAAATCTTGTTGCAACAACTCTGCCTGTTTCCGCGCGAGTTGCAACTCGTCGCCTATCGCCCGGTACAGTTCATCACTGTCAATCACACGTGCCCCTGTGGCTCTGTCATTCGGTGTGCCTCCGTTCGATTACCTGATCCTGCGCTAGTGGATGAGGTAGGCCAGGACGAATGCCACGACGCACACCGCAATAACCACGGCGGCTGATTTAGGCGTTCGCCCCATGTATAGCGTATTCCACCACGTCGTCACACTATGGGAGGGCAAAGGTACACACTGGCACGATTCGCGAATCAGGTAGCGACGTCCCGTACGCAACCCGCACATGGGGCACACTGGCCGCGTCATGACGATTGATCCCGGGGGGCGGCGACAGACACCTGCATCCGGGACCGTGCGAGCGTTGCCCGCGCTGCCGGGACGCCGTCGTCTGTCAGCCGGTAATACCGTCGCAAAGGACGGTTCAGTTCCGCCGGGTCGCCTTCCTCGTCCCTGACGGCCAGCCATTCGGCGGTCACCAGTCGCGCCAGGATCGGGTACAGCGTGCCCGGTAGCAGTCCCGTTCGTCTGCTGATTTCGCGGCCGTAGAGTTCGGCATCGGGGTTGATCAGGAACTCTGTCACGACCAGGATGACGTGTAGCGTCACGCGGATTCGATTCGTCATACCGGATCATCCCTCAAGGTCCGGTCCACGAGTCTGCCGTTCAGCATCACTTGACAATTGGTTTGATGTCACGCAACCATGCATCTGCTCTGCGCTGGCTCACCTTGGGCAACTCGTCACTATAGAGGGCGGTCGACAGAAACGAATAGTTCTGGCTGCTCAAACTACCGTTGAGACGACCCCCGATCAGCAGGCAGCCGACACTCCCGTTCACCTCGAAATCCACATTGAACAACCGTCGACAGATATCGTCACAACCGTCTCTGTACGGTCGCTGTTGATCCGGCGGCACCGTACCTGTGGCAAAATACATGATCGATGTGACCATGAATATCCAATTATTCTTTACCATCAGGTCCCTGAGATCGGTCAGTGACGACTCGACCGTGGCGAGATCTCCCCTCCTGATGATGAGCAACAATACTAGTTTGATCGCGTTGCGCTCCTTGCGAGACGGGACGGGCGCACCCGGCGGAAGTAGATAGTTCACCACGAGGTCAATGGTTTGAATCATCCGAATCGCGCGTTGTAGCCGGGTGAGGCTGAACACCGATCGAATCCGTCTATCCCTGAGTGTCACGTCGCTCTTCTCCTGTTGCGGTCCAACACGAACACGCCACTACCCTGCGCCGATTGGATGTAGCCGGCAGCCGCCAATCGTTCGAACGCGCGACGCACCGTCATCCGCGACACGCCGTAATGCTGAATCAGGGCACTCTCCGATGGCAGCCGGTCACCCGGTTTCAGGCGCCTGTCGTCCATCGCCTCACTCAGTTGTGCCGCTATCTGCCGGTACGGTGACGGACCGTCCACGCGGTCAATTCCGCCCAACTGAAGTTCGAACGGGGTCAGCACCACCGGGGGCGGCGGCTTCCGCTCGGGCCACACCAGGGCCAGCCGGCTGACAGCCCGTGTCAGCAACCGGGCCACCATGTCCGGGTGCTGGCTGGCCAGGAACCAGTTCGTCATCCGGGACGCGCCATCCTCGTTCACTGTGCGCACCAGGTGACGGTGATGCGTGATCAGGTTGTCCAGTGTCTCGCCGATGGACGCACCGGGCTCCGGGTTGTTCACGGGTTGGTCTTTCCCCTGTTCGGGTTACGTGGTCCAGGCTGACCCGGTGGCATCGGATTTCTCTTATTGCCCTTCCCTGCGTCGCCATCGTTCCACTCACCGTTGCCGCCACAGATTGTGCAGTTCGGGTTGGACCGGCCACCTTCGCACAGTTGACAGGGGCGTCTCATCGGGGCTTGCGCTCACCTATCGTTGCCCGGTCACGTCGTCGGATGGTTGCCGCTGGGGACCTTTTTCATGACACCGAAACCCACGCGCGCCCCGGACGGACTTTTCCCAGGAACCATTTTCGCACCCAACGGCAACCGTAAGCAACATAGCATCACGGTCTGGAGTTCCGCCACCGGGGAGCTACAGTCCCGCTTTATCTTGC